GAGCGAGTACTCTTAAAGGTACTAATTCACTTACGAATGTAGACGATATTATCTTAGGTTCAGGACTATCTTTAACTGTCGGAGCAGGCCCAACTTTATCAGTCAATACGACGACCTTAAATAAAGCCGGAGCTGCCCAGTTCGGTGTAGTTGAATTTGATCCTAGCGGTGATCTAACTCAAACAGCAGCCAACTCTGGTATTGGAGTAGTCAAAAATGCAGGTATAACAAATATTAAAGTTAATCCAGGTCCAAATTCAACCTTGAAAGGAACAAATACAACAGGAGCAGTTAGTGATGTTACTTTGGGTGCAAGTATGAGTATGACTGCACCAAGTACATTAAATAGTCAAACATCTTTTTTTAATGGAACAGATCCGTCTATCACCACTCCTACTGATAGACCAACTACTACAGGAATTCTTTACTATGGTAATGATGGTAGTACCTGGTTTTGGAATGGTACTAATTATGTAGGTACAGGCAGTTTGACATTTGCAACTGGAAATGTTGCTTCTCTAACATCCGTAACACTTAGTCCAATATCTGTTAGGTTTAATGGTGGAACTAGTGTTTTTGAAATGCAATGTACGTCTCCTGCTTCAGGAACAACTCCTGCCGGTGCTGTTACTACTTTTATGAATTTTAGAAATTCAACTGCAAGTGCAAGTGCCTCTGGGGGTACATTTAATGCAGCTAAAACATTTGTTACATTTGACAATATTGATAATACTTCAAGTGGCAACTTTCCTGCTAATACTTATCCAGGAGTACAAGAATGGTTAGCAATAGACCTCAATACTCGTATTTCTTACTCAATAATTTGTATTGGGCCATCTACATCAGTTTCAACTTCAAGAATTACTATAAGGAAAATGACATAAACGTGTCGACCCACCGCTAATAAAGAAAGGGATCAGATCGAAATATGGAACAGTTAATAAATGGTAGTAAAAGAGAACTTTTGTGGGGCATGTCTCACTATACCACTGGCATTTGCGGGTGCTGGTACAGCAATTGGGGCAGAAAAAAAAGCTAAGCTAAAACAATGGGCAATATTTTTCACGATAGCTTCTATTGTATTAACAATTTACTTTGTCTGTATTAAAAAATGCAGTACTTGTAAAATAAAATATTGAACTGTTTTTTTAATTTATGGTATAAATAACCTTATATAATCAAAAAGTGGATAGCACTCAATAGACAACTTTTATGCTTATTTGAAGCATAAAAGTAAAATTTAACAATTCGAGCAAGGGGGTAACCCACGGTTGCAATGCATATTCACCCCAATCCTTTACCCTTTTGTAGGGACATGGTTATATTTGATATCCCTTTCAGGCCCAAACCACACAATTGTTGCACCCAAAGTTTCAGACCATAAAAAGTTTACCTTTTAAACATAAAAGAGTTACTAAGGTTTAATCAGTAGTCAAATTTAGGTATGTTTTCTAAGATCTTTATCTGTAGTGTGAGATTCGAAGATGCATTCAAAGTTTCAATTACATCTTCTTCTTTTAATTCAAAGGAAGAAGTCGATTTTTCTATACAATCAAACACTACTATGTTGTCATCAATTTTAAAAGTATATGGTCCTTCAGGTTCAACCAATTTTTCAATAGAATTAAAGAGAGTCCAACCATCCATTTGAAAGGTGAATAATTTTTTATAACGTTGAATTTCAGCATAAACAATATATTCTGTAAAGTTTGACAATTCAATAATTGATGATAGAAATTTATCATAATTTAAATTTTCAACATTTACAAAGTCTCCAAAAGCATCAAAAATTTCAAACATTTTTAGTTTAAAATTATGGTTTAAATCATTGTGTTTATTCCTTGTAACAATCTGATGATCTTCTTCCTCCATAATTAAAATATTTATGCTTTCGAAGATTTTTTTCATTATATTGAGCTTGTCATCCGCAACGGTTCCATTAAACCATATATCTATTTTATTCCATTCAGAAAGGAATGTTGAAACCACATCTTCCAGTGTCTTTGTTTTAAAATTGTTTTGACCAATTGGTAACTTCATAAGAATACCAAATAAATCAACCAAATTGTCTAATTCTTTAAAGATAAAACAATCCTTATAACCTCTTGTTTTGTCAGGGTCTAATTTAAGGATAATTTTTTCTATTTTCTTGCACACAATACGAGCTGCGCTAGAAATAGTGCTTTTAATCCACCCTGTTTCTCTGCTTAACCCAAACTTAAGTTTACTCGACTTTAAAAATTTTTCATCTGCAAAATTTTTAAATTGTTGTGGACACCCACGAATATAGGCCAATCTAATCATCAATGTTTTAAAATCATTAACATCATCAAACATAAAGGGAGTGTAACCTTTATTTGTAAAAAATAAACTATTGTTGTAACTGGTTCCTTCTAGACCTTTAGAATATGCAAAACCATAATCGAATAAAACTGGAAAATAACCATTGGTATATACAAGTCTATTTATAACAACTCCCTCGTATGAAAATTTGTACCAAAAAAAGGTTCGTTGTAAGCATCTTCTTAATAAAACATTTTCCAAATGGAGATCATAATGGGTAAAATTTTTTTCCTGCTGGGCTATAAATAAGGCTAAAATGAGTTGATGAATTAATGGTTTAATGCAACCGGAGAAATGTGTTCCTTTAATATATTCCAACAAAGTTAAACTAGACGGTATATATTCTATGATTGAGACATCCCTAGTACAATTATACTGCGCAAATGGATTAAATGAAGTTCCATCTTTATTTTTCTTTATACTGTCTGGAACGTGACATTTTACGTCTCTTTTTATTTCAAAAATTCGATTAAAATGAGGCAAGTAAGTGGATAATTCTTCCATATCTTTTGATACTTTAAATTCATGGTCTACCAAAGTATTTACTTCTTTTGGAATTTTAAATACATAGATAGGGTAAGTTGGATCATCTTTTACAAAAAAGTAATTAGTTGCAGATGTTTTAAACAAGGTCTCTTCCAAGCTAAAAATTGTTTCTGACTTTCTTTCAGAATTTCTTGTCTTTTTTGATGGTTTCAACAAACCAACTATTCCTTGAGAAGTGTCTTCATTAAAAGTTCTATAGTATTGTAGTTCCATTATTTATTTTACTGATATTTTGATCAAAAGAAATTCAATTTCTTTCATAGTTTCTCAAGTAATAAATGGATCTAAAGTTGAACAACACAAATTTATCTGGGAAGTATGTCCAAGTTCCAAATAATAATATGAACGAGACGACGGATACTTCAGATATTGAAGCCTTATACCGCTTTGAAGGCCATCAAGGTAACAAAGTATACAAAAAAACCACGTTTACGGTTGATTCCAAGGATAAAAACAATTGCAAATGTTACGTTAAGTATAGTTTAATTTTTTCGGGTATTCTCGCCATTATTTTAATGGTTGTTTTTGGTATCAACAATGTGGGTGTTGAATATGGTTATAATAATTCTACAAACACAGTGGTAAACACTACTACTCCGCTAGTGGTAAACACTACTACTCCGCTAGTGGTAAACACTACTACTCCGCTAGTGGTAAACATTACTACTCCGCTAGTGGTAAACATTACTACTCCGCTAGTGGTAAACATTACTACTCCGCTAGTGGTAAACACTACTACTCCGCTAGTGGTAAACACTACTACTCCGCTAGTGGTAAACACTACTCCATTAATACCGTCTCCAAAACAAATGTTAGATATGTTAGATGAAGACTACTCAATTGAATCGACTTCCCCCGAAAATACAGAAATTACGACTGAACAAGAAGGACAAGACGTTATTATTTCAAACAAAACAGTTATAATTAATGGTGGAAATGGATCTGTAGTTATAACTAATTAATTTTAAAGCTCTATAGAGCTTTAAAATTTATTCTTTCAATTTTAATGATATTTCTGGTCTGAGTTGACCCAAGATTGATCTTAACAATGGAAACTTTTCTTTACGATCTTTCTTAACCTTTAGATCGTCAATATTTTCTTCTTGGTTATCACATGCCCTACGGGCATGTGACGTCTGGTGCACAAAGTGCACCAGATATCTCTGTTGTTGACTCGTCTATTTATATATACGCTTTAAGTTGAGTTATAAAATCTTGATTTGATTTGGCTTCCAAAGTCGTATTTGTTGCAGTACCATCCTCTCTCAAAGTGGTAATATTAGCATATTGAACACTAGCCGGATGTGGGATGAATGGTCTTAGATGATGAGTGTTCAAGTTGGAGATAAAGTCAGTCAACTTAGCGTTAACATCGTCCACTGCAATTCTTTAGGTCCATATCTTTGATCTCAAAATTAACTTCTGAACTCTTTTCAAGAGCCAATAGTACTCTCTCATCTGTATAGTAGTTCTCCATATTTTCGTATTTTATTACCTTTAAATTTAACACAATCAATTTTCTGCAAAAGCTCTCACAATTTTTAAAGTTCTTCAAACTTTAAAATTTTAATTAATATATTCCATTAAAGCTTCTTCTGTTCGACCATTAATTTCTTTTTCAACCAATTTTCCATTTTTGTATAAAAGGTAATCTGGAAACCCTTGAAACGACGGTTTAATTTTTGTGATTAAATTAACCATTTTTTTAACATCTGGATCGTCTCCATCTCCTTGAATGGTTAAACAAACCACAGATTTATTATTTTCTGCAAATTTTTGAAAATGAGGCTTAGCTGTAGTACAATGCCCACAATAATTTGCCTGAATCATAACAACACATGTTCTGTCTTTGAAATGTTTAAGGTTACCAGAACTTGTAAAATCTTTAGATTCTAAATATATGACGGGAGGTAATAGGTACGACATTTATTAAATGTCTTTTAAGACAACGAAAATTCCCCCTCATTTTTTTTATGATAATTTATGGATAAAACAAGTTAATAAATTTTTATTTTATTATCTTTTTTAAAGGTTATATATTCTTCAGTTTTTGTTCCAAAAACTGATTGATTTAAATCTTTATTTTTATATTTTTTATGGGTGACTAAAATCCAATCATTATTGGATCCTGAACTATGTATGTTCCCTTTAGAAGCATTTGTATTATCCATTTATTTAATAATTTTTCATTTACTGAGCAAATTGAAGGGTTTAACTCATTCACTTGAAACGTGCTACAGTAGCACGTTTCTCTGTGATGATAGATCGACCCACCGGGTTAATTAGTCTTCTTTTATACCTTTAAGGTATAAAAGATTAATAAATATTATCTGTCAAAATCAGGTTGTTTTAAGGTTGATTGTGGTTTAATATTTATATTTTCCATATTTATCGAACTTGGCTGGTGCACCCATACTTTCTCTGAATTTTTTCTCTTGTTCTAGTCTAGCTTGTTGATTACGTATTTTTTCATTGGCAAATTCAATCATGCTCTCTATTGAGTCGCAATAAGAACTTGGGACAGTCATACCTTGAATTGCTTTAGCTTTATCGGGATACATTTGTCTGAATTTTGATTGCATAACAAAATTATCAATGCATTTCTTTGCATTAGGGTTCATTTTACCATCGATACTGCTGCATTTATACATGGTTTATCTTAATTATTTATTAACTTTATTCTCCCCAATCAATTTTCTGCTTTTCCAGGTAAATATTTTCAAATTTAAGGCTAAGAGTACTTTAAATTTGAAAATATTTTGGATTCAAAATTGAATAAAATATTATTGAAATTTTTTCTTAAATAAATATAAGAAAAAAATGGTAATGTCACTATTTGCAGACGAATTCGCCGAAAAAACGGTGAAAAAATATATTAATGAGGGTATTTGGTTGAATTGCAACCTATCTGATTATTATATGTATTTAGAATATTATGATGATGGAGGGTATGGAACGATCCACAAAGTAATGGATCGTTCTAATGGTGAATACCTTATCTTAAAACGATCTTCAAAAAAAGATTTTGTCGAAGGATGTTTGGAACCTTATTTTAATTCAATTGAAACTATTAAAGAAGTTAATGTTTTGACCATTAATCATTGTCTTAAAGCAAGTAAAGAAGCCGAATTTATGGTCAAAATATATTCAAAATTGGGAGGTATTGCTATGTGTGATTATTATGATGATGACGATCATTATATTCTGGTTATGGAAGATGGTGGAAGATCACTTGAATCAATTTCATGTTCTCACCGGAAAAAAATTATTGACTTGGTGCGATATGAAGCTTATCAATCAAATTTCTTTTATCGCACTTATCTCAAACAAATTATTGGTTACATGATCAAAATATATCACAAAGTTAAAAGTATTCATGATCTTGGAATCCACCACAATGATTTAAAACCAGAAAATATTCTTATTCATGAGGATGAAGTAACCATTATTGACTATGGGGTTGCAAAGTCAGTTGAAGAAAGTTATGAAAATTATAAAGGTACATTAGAGTATATTCCTTATGAATTTGTTGAAACTGGTTCTTATAAACCATGGGATCATACAATATGGTGTTTTGGTGTTATGTTGCATTTCTTGACATTGATGAAATATCCTTTTTTAAAAGAAGAAGATGTACTTGAATACAACCTTAACTACAAAAAAATAAACAAACTTCCTCAAAGTTTTTCCGACCTAATATATGATTGTCTTCAAAAAGATCCTATAAATAGACCACAAAATTTATTGGAACGACTTCAAAATTTAGAAACATTTAAAATTTTTTAAAGTTCAAAAGAACTTTAAAAAGTTGTAAGCATTAAAAGTACCACCAATTGCAAAAATATTTTTGTAAATCGTTAAATTAAAGATTATAATAAATGAACGAAATGCAAGATAATGTTATCAATATTAGACCACTTGACCTTGATATTATTAATCCAAATCCTCGTAATTACACCGATACAAGTCAAGGTGGTTCGAAAATTTTTATAATAGGTAAGCCTGGTAGTGGAAAATCCACATTAATTAAATCATTGTTCTACAATAAAAGTCAAATAATTCCAGTTGCTCAAGCAATGTCTGGAACAGAGTCGGAGACTGGATTTTATCGTGAATTTATACCCGATGCATATATTTATGATGAATACGATCCAGACGCACTTTCAAATTGTATCATGCGTCAAAAAGGAGCCAGACAACATATGATCAATCCATGGACCATGTTGATTATTGATGATTGTATGGATGATCCAAGCGTATTTAATAAACCACCTCAACCAGGATTGTTCAAAAATGGTCGACATTGGAAGATGCTATACATAGTTTCACTTCAATACGCTCTTGATGTCAAACCTCATATCAGATCAAATATAGATGGAGTATTTATTTTCCGAGAGTCTAATGTGGCCATAAGAAAACGATTGTATGACAATTATGCTGGTATTATTCCATCTTTTAATTTATTTGAACAAATTATGGATTCTATCACAGGTGATTATACTGCTCTGTATATCCAAAATGCGACTAATACTAATGATTGGAGAGAATGTGTTTTCTACTATAAAGCACCAATTATTGAAAATTTTAAGTTTGGTTGCCAAGAATATCGAGGCTACGCCAACAAAATACGGAAATAATTAACTTTAAAGCTTTAATGAGCTTTAAAGTTAACAGTATTTAAACATCATATTTTTGATCATTTATTACCTTCATCTCGTCTATAAGCTCTTTTTCTGTTATCTGACTACCTTCAATCTCAATGTCATTGTTTTTGAAGGTAACCATTTTCGGTATCAATCTTGACACCTAAGAAATGTATGTTATTTTGTTCGACTGTAAGGTTAGACATATCTTTATTTCACCTTGAAATTTATAATAAATTTCATTTTGTGGAGTAGTTGTCACATCTTGATATCAGTGGTTGACCTACATAGAAACACAATTAATAAATGACAGAATTATTACCTATGGATGTTGAGGCGCCTTCACTTGGCCATAATAATCTAGGTCCAAGAGGGTCGGTTCGTTTGACCATGCCTGAACAAAATATTAGACCAATGGAAACGGAGGTCGTTATTGACCATTTTTATGTATTTGATAATGTGGCTGTATTTCCAGTTAAATCAGCCATAGATTATTTCCCTAAATTTCAAAAAAAAATATTGAATTTAGGCTATGATATTAGCCATAATCATCGAATAATTTTTGCTGCGGTGACATCTGATCATTTAATCACGCCAACTACATTCGATAGTCTTCCCTTGTTCGGATCGGCTATCTTTAACTTGCAAACCAGGGCAATTGATTATTTTAGGGTAGACTCTGCTCTTGTTAAAACAAGAATATTAGATGTTATAACACAAAATTTACACGGTGAAATTTTTATGGATATGTTTATCCAAAATCCCAATTTTGATATCGATGCTACGTATTTTGTCAAGTATGGTTTTATTGAACCTAGATTAATTAATGGAGTAATTCGTCTAAGATATGTACCAAGACCCTCCACAAAACTTACTCTTATGCAAATACGTGCTGCAGTGGCTAGTTTAAAGTCAAATGTGTTAATTCTGAATATGTTTATTCCCAAAGTGGTAGCAACCACGTTGTCAAAATGTTTAAAAGAGATAAATGAAGCTTCGGGAAACCTTTCAATTGTCAAATATGTTGAAGGGGTTGCTATCATTGGTTTAAATTCAGATAACATAAAAAGTGGTACTGAGGGAGCAGTTGAACTTCCCGATAAATATTCTCCTTTTGTGTTCCACACACATCCTGATCATATCACAAGAGAATTCAAAGCATTCATCAGTTGGCCAAGCGGTCAAGATATGATGGTAGTTGCTCTGAGTTATCTCCAATATAGAGACCAATTAGTACATTTTGTACCAAGCCCTGAAGGATTATGGTCTATACATGTCACTCCAGAATTTCAAAAATTATTGATTCATTTGAGAACAAAGAACTCTTATCCATGTTTGCAAAGTATGCTTAATGCTATCCATAAAGTTTTCACTCGATTTGAAACTCCTCGATTAGCATCTCAAATTGAGGCTATTGATAGATATAATATTGGCAATCAATATTTGTCCACAACTAAAAATTATAAACTATCAAACTTATTTTCTGATGTACCAGAACTTAATCAGGATTGCAAGACTGATGTTTCTGAGGATGCACAGTTATTTAACGTTTCACTCATTAAATGGAAACGTTTTTCAGAAACTACGGACGAAGGTGTTCATTTAACATTTGATTATGTTGCGGATATTCCTGGTGGTCTATCACCATTTTTCTTTCCTTTTTTTTAACTCTTTACCGGGAAAATTGTCCGGTAAAGGTAAGCCTTTGTGGTGGTCAGATATACCATATCCCGAAGGGATATGATTTCCCACTGCCCGCGAAAGGGTTAAATAAAAATATTTTAACGCTTATAAGCGTTAAAATATACAAGTTGACTTGTAGAGACAATTTACTGATATAATAAATGGCAAATAAGTGTGCTGCATGGCATTCACAACCGTTAGTGAATCCACTTTCAGGTAGAAAAATAAAGAAAAATGGTCCAAAATACATGGAATTATTACAAGAATGTGGTCAACCACCTTCGGTTTCATCGAGAAGGTCTCCAGGACTATCGAGACGAAGATCTCCTTCGAGAAGGTCTCCAGGACCATCGAGGAGAAGATCTCCTTCGAGAAGGTCTCCAGGACCATCGAGGCGAAGATCTCCTTCGGTTTCATCGAGAAGGTCTCCAGGACCATCGAGACCAGTAGAATTGTATTGTGGAAATAATGCCAGAGATGAAGGTTTGAGAGATGGGTCAAAAATATTAGGTACGAGATATCAGTGTCTGAAAAAAGGTATTGGTAGAGGTTTAAACGAACCAATTTTTGCTTATAGTGACGAATATGAACCTATCGAAGATATTAAGGTTTTTTGTGGAAATGGTAACACTTTACCACAAAATAAAGACAGATTTGGAACGAGAGACGAATGCCTTAGAAAAGGTTTTGCTGTAGGACAAAAACAAAAATATACTAGAGATGGCGGTATTCAAAGAGGACCTGTAGTTTCAGAAGATAGAGGATGGTATAAGGTATATTTGCCATCAGCTCTTGGACCTGTTGCAATTGATAGATTACGACGATAAAAATTTTAATGATTATACAAATCATTAAAATTGTTCGTTTAAAAGTTTTATTTTATGTTAAGTCTAAATTAGAGCTATTGGAAAAAGAAAAAATTCGTTTGGAATCTAAGGCTAATATGCAGGTATGTAAGAAATGTTTTCAAAGATGTCACTGATGAAATATCTTTGCTTTTTTTGAGCATAAAAAACGCAACAATTTAATGAACACCACGACTTTTAAGAGTTGCTCCACTAATCATTTTATCTTGATTAATTTTAACCATGGTACCACCACTACTTATACCAAAATTAGAAACTCCTCTATATGGTCTATTACTGGTTAATTTCACTGTTTGTCCACCCAATTCATACATATTTCTATTTGGTTTCAAATTTAAGTTTGAGGTTGCCGTCATATCATAATTTGGAATATTTTTGGACAAAAGAACATCGGTACTAAGGTATTTTTGTTGACTGATTCTTTTTTGGTTAATATGATCCACATTTGAAGTAAGTAAAGGATTGTCCAATGATGGTATATTTCTATGATCTCCAGTATCCTTTAACTTGCGAACATTTGAAATCACATTGTTAGTAATCATATTGTCATTAATCATGAGTCCAATATTTGTTGGCGGTTGTATCGGTTCCTCTTTTTTGAATGATCGTTTAGAGTCTGCCGACACCTTCATTGGGGCCTTGTGAATTTCTTTAAAATATTCTACAACATCCGGTTCAATACGTTTGGTCTGATCAACCCTACATCTTTTACTAGTAACACTTGTACATAATCTGGGCATACGAGACAGTGGCAATAAATCTTCTTGTCTCAAAATTGGTGGTCTAAAAGCACCTTCGTTCATAATTCTATACGGCAATTTACCACCACCTCCAGCTGTCATAATTCCTTGCATGTTTGAACCAGAAGTTCCACCGTCTATTCCCATTAAACCACTCCCAGAATTTCCATGATTAGAGTATTGAACCGAAACCATGGGATTATTACCTCTTGCATAAACATTGATCATTTCATTGATACGACTTCCAGAGTCATCATTCCAATCTAAAAGATCGTTGTTCTCTCCTAATTTAATAATTCTTCGAGTATGTATTCCAGATGGTGGATCTTTAACTATATCAAAGTTTCCATTCCAGACTTCAACTGAAGGTAAGGTTGCCTTACCATAACTTGTTAATGCAGAATAAGATATCATTTATTTAGTGTATAATTATAGCTTAGTTCCGATCAGAAAATTGAATTTGAAAATGGTTATAATAAATAAACAAATACAATGGAAATTTTAAAGGTTCGTCATATCCTTGATAATATTTTGAGTAACTTACGTGAAGTTTGGTACAGTAATGATTACTTAAATTTGATTTCTGCTTTGAATTTGACCAATGAATATGCCCATAGAGAACTTGGGATCAAAAAATTGGATTACATTTCAGAGGTTTTATTAACCAAAAATTTAAAATTTTTTACTCCAACCACAATTAGATCCAATTTTGATACTTTTTGGGATATGATTGATTTCACCAAATTTAATGAAAATTTCTTTATTGATAATAAGGATTTAATAGACCATCGAAAATTAAAACAATTAAAGAAACAAAGTGTGAAATTTGACTACAGTAACTTGTATGCAAATGTGTATCCACACTCAAACAATAGAGACTTCTTTTCTGACATTTTTCACCAAACATTTCCAACATATAATAACTTAAAAATATGCAGTTCTTATATTTGGGTCCCTAGCGATGATGATTGGGATGATTGTTTAACTGAAGTTGAAGTGATGGGGCAATTGTGTGATACATGTAAGGCTAACAAATGTCCACGTTGCGGACAAGTTATTCAACCACAACTCGAATTGGATAGGGGTTGTTGTGAAGAATGTGCTGGTTGTTCTCAATATGATGATTATGATTAATTTAACCACAGTTTTTTAATATCGTTAGATATTAAAAAATTTTAAACTACACGGTCTATTATAAGGTGAGAAGTATTAGTTGTTGGAGACGAGTCAATTGTAACAATATTTGGGCCAACATTTTGAAGTTTAACTGAAAATACAAACTGGCTTCCTGGAGTTATAGCTTTTAAGGCAACTAATGTTACTTGGTTGACAAATGTTTCGTTTACCAGGTTAAATACACTTAATGGTAAACATTTTAAAGTTTTAGCAACTCCGAAAGCAGAAGGACCGCTTTCATCATAAAAAGAACATCCGACCATACCGCTACCATTCATGGAATCGTCCAGGTTACATGCAATAAAAGTTAGTTTGAAATAACATGTTGATTGTAAATTATTTATTATGGTTACAACTCCATTCCCATTCATATTACAACTAATGTTTGAATCAGTCCACACATCTGGTCCAATTGTATTATTACCCGTAGAAAAGGCATTGACTATTGCATTGGGGTTTAAAAATATTGGAGAAGAAGATTTGAATAGATATGAACCATATTTAAATGTATCAACATATTGTTTATTAGCTAGATCGCTGGGATTAACAGGAGGTTGACTTTGGACTGCTTTTGCAGGTGCCTGAAGTACCAAATTACCTGTTAAAGTACCTCCGGTTAAAGGTAGTCCACTACCACCACTTCCAGAAGCAATTAATTGTGCCACCGGATCATATAATTTGAAGTTTATTCCACTCGCCATTTATTTTCTGATCTTTTTAAGTTCAATTGAACTTAAAAAAAATTAATTTAAACTACAGTAATTTTTAACAAAAGGTTTAGAAGGATCATAAAATCCACATTTAACTGCATGGTCGAGTAAAGACTGATTAATCACAGAAAATGTTTCAGTATGTCCGACATCATTACATAACACATGTGCCAATTCGTGAAGTACCACAAACATCAGAGTATTTTTATCGTAGTAATGACCATTTTTTGGATTTTTTGTGCACAAGTGAATAACCTTTTTATTAATGGTATAGGATTCGTTGTCTTCTACCATAACTAAATTGTTCAAAATATTTAAGTTATTTAATGACTCTAAAGGACCAATAAATTTTCCTGGTTTTTGAAAATAAAACATTTGGATTAAATCATCATAAATATCAACAAGAATAGATTTTCGTTTTTTTATGTTTCTATAGCTTCTTTCATTTAATTTGTCTTTGAGTTTAAGTATAAATATACCCAATAAAACTCCGCATATTACAACATATACCATTTATTAACTAAGATTTCACCTTTAATTTTTTTAATTGGTAATTTTCTTATGGTTTTTTGGAAGCATAAAACAATGATTGTCAATAGTTTATAAAAATGTTTCTAAATAATAAATGTCTGTTCCAAATTTATTAACAGTTAATAACAGAAATTATTATTCTGCTGATGAGCTTAAATTATTTGATCCCCTCTTTTTTAAAGGTTGTGGTCAAAGTGTTCGAGGAGTCGTCAAAAAATATACTATATCCGAAGAAGAATATTTATATGTATTAACATTAGAGGATAATGCTACCTTGAGCAATCCAAAAGTTTTAAAAGCTAAATTGGTGCTTTCGGAAGAATGGTCCAAGTCCAATTTACCTTCGTTGAATTCTAGTCTTTCATATAAGTATGATCCTCTTCCACCTATAATAGAACTGAAAGATTCGGAAAAATTTATGGACGATGATGGTAATATATATAATGTTGAAACGCGTGGCGAAAGAAGAGAAGATAAGGTGTTTTTTAAAGCGAAAGATGTAGCTAAAGTGTTTGATATGAAACGATTAACAACCTCCACATTATTTAACAAAGATTATGGTTATAGCACACCGCAACATTATAAAGTTTTTTCTGTTATTAATGAACTCATTAATCATGAGTTCTTGCAGAACAGAGATAAAAGAGTAACATTCTTGACTTATGAAGGGTTACTTAAGGTGATTTACAGTTCTAGAGGTAACGTTATAGTTCAAAAATTTAGAAAATGGGCTACAAAGATAGTTTATACCGCACATATAGGTACTGTAGAACAACGAGAACAAGTAGCAAGACAAATTAAATGTGGTGCAGATCCCGAATCTGTTAAAAATGTTTTAAAGTGTTCAGTGACTTCTACTCCTTGTATCTATTTATTTTGTCTGGGAAGTGTTGAAGACCTTAAAGAAACCGACACATTTAAAGACGTTTTAACTAACCATAAAAATTCAAACAAAGTGTACAAGTATGGAAAGAGCATAGATTTGAAAAGAAGAACCGGTGAACACAAACGTAGTTGGTCACCTTTAGAAATCCAATTAACCAAGTATGCTTATATCGATCCTCAATATATATCCGAAGTGGAATTCAAGTTAAAAAACTACTTATTTGATGATCTAGAATGTAAATTTTTAAAGGTGCAACACAACAACGAAATAACAAATGAAATTGTGGTTCTTTCTAACCAACAACTGAAACTTTTAAGTGACAAATATGTTGATTTTTCGAAAGAATATGGGGGATGCCTCACCGACATCACAAAAACAAATATAGAACTTGAAAGGAAACTCGAAACCATTGAACTTAAAAGAGATTTGGAACTGGAGAAGTTAAACCATAAATTAAGTTTAAAAGAAAAAGAGATTGAAATCTTCCAGTTAAAATTAGAAATGTTAAATTTAAAAAAGTAAATTTTAAACTTGACTAAAGTTTAAAATTTTTAACCCGGATACGACCACAAAGGCCTTTACATTGTAAAGAGTTAAATAGAATATGAATATTTCCACCCTAACTTAGAAAACAACTCTTTACATATGGTATGGTGGAATTTTTTTCTTTCTGAATTTTTTAGGGTTAAAAAGTCCATTTCGTTACATGGATGTCCATGTTTTTTCAAAAGTTGATAAAGTACAAATTGAGCATTAATAAAATTTTTTCTTTTTGTCATCTTAACCTTATCCGAACCCTGGGATTCTTCCAATTCTTTATTTGTATATAGATTGTCATATGTTTCTGTCAACTTGTCAAAATCATCCAATAAAGAGTCCTCCAAATATTCTATATTGTCACATGGTTGTCCGGTCAATGTATGATGTATAAGGACAATATCATCGTAAAATTTTTTAATATCTTTGGACTCCAATTCTTTCAAAATATTGAGAACCATTACTCTAGTTATTTTTTCATATTTCTTTTCTCTTGATTGATTCAATGAACCATTAATTAATTTTTTTTCTACTAATTTTACCTCCAATATGGTATATATTTCTTCGGGAATATGTGTTTTCTGTTTACCCTGATATTGTATAATACACTCCCTAAAATGTACCTTTCTGTTATATGTGTACTTACTTGCCATATTAACCCTACCAACATCTGAAAATGAAGATGTGTTTGAAATAAGAGACTGTTCAGTTGAACATATGGCACATACAGCCCTATCTTCATCTCTAATAAATTCGGTTTTATTACCACATATACAAGGAGGCGGACTTGATCGTGGAACACAAGCATAGTTTTTCATCATAAATTCAAAATTTTTAAGATTAGTATACTCCTTTAATTTTTGAATAAAATCCTTTTGGATTTGTTCCTTCTTTAAGGTATGTTCTTTTAAATGTTTTTTATTAGTATTAAAGAAAGGAATGGCCATTGTTTGTTTATTCAAATTATGGTATCGTTCAATCAAAGGAGCTACATCAACATTAAAATACTTTAAATTTTCATGTTCCTCTATTTGTGAAGTCAATGTATCTTTAAAACTATTTAATTTATAAATAATTCTCGGTCTAAGGTTAAATTGACCATTTAAAAGTTGTTTGACCCGTTTTATTTCTTTTTTAGCATTTTCAATATTTATGCTTTCATCATCTATAAATTTTTGAATTTTTGAATTTAGCTCCAAAATATCCATATTTACAGAAGGATTTTTTATTTTTGCTTTGGACATTTATTACTATAAAAATTTTTTACAAGAGTAAAATTTAACATTTTATGTTTACTCTTTAACCTTTATTTAGATTTTGCTTAAAATAATTTAAGGTTAAAGAACACCAACGAAAAATGAAAGTTACGTCTAAAGAAAATAAATAATAAATAAACAAGGTAAAAATGAACCAAAAAAATACAACTCAATTCAAGTTAGATTTAACCTACCATCTCAAAGAGATGAGTAAATATTGGAATTGGTACGAACAAAAAAATATCAAAATTGAAGAGTATGAAAGAGTTATCACTGGAATTTATGAACGACGATATATTCATAAAATTAAGATTGATTCAACCATACTCAGAGAAATTTTTAATATGACCAACTATGAACGAAAATATTCTTTCAATTTAATGATGATTACAAGTGATCATAAAGTTTTATTGTTACAACGAACACAATCATTTCATTTTCCAAAGGTGGTTAAGGATCTAAAATCAAATAAAATTAATTTCGATTTAATAGATTCATTGTACACCTCAGAACTAGAAAAGATTGGACATTTATTTTTTAACTTTATGCCGGCTTTTGAACATAAAAATCGTTCTAAATTTGTTCATATTTTTCCAGGAGGACAGTCGAACTACAACGAAAAAGTCCTATTAACTCTATTACGAGAATTTGAAGAAGAAACGTCCATAAACATTGATATTACAAAATTAAAGTTTAATCAATCCTTTATTTTTAAAGTATTCATATTTGATAAAGTGATCAAAAGAACCTTTAAAAATTTTGTTTTTCCAGTTAAAGTAGACATGAGCAGTCGAGACATTATGCAAAATTTTAAAGAAACGAAACATACTCGAAATCCGACTTTTATAGATATTAATACGAGCAACTCTTTGTTTGATACGTTTGTTCGAGTCCAAAATTTCATGTTACTTTGACTTTTTTGTTCAAAGTATATTAAAATTGAAAAATTTTTCAATGCATTTGAAAGCAAGGGGGTAAGTGGGGAAAATATCAATTTTTCGCTTTAATGGAACAATAGACCATTAAAGTTGCTAGTGGATAACAACTGTATTTAACGTTTTAAAGGTTATTTTAACATAAAAATTTGAAATTGAATAAGTGTTGGATTATAAACGGCGAGGTTTCTCGCAAAAGGACGAACATCCACGGAGGCTGACCTTTTATGCCTTTCAGGCATAAAAGGGTTAAACATAATTTAACCCACCGCGAAGCGAATGGGCGACCTATCACAGAGAAACGTGTCACGTTTCAAGTGGGGTTATAATCAATACTGTGAATAATTTTAACCTTAAAATTCTTATATTCACATTTATCTTTGATTTTTTTACGAAGGGTTAAAGTGTACTCTTGATTTGAACAATTTTCCCAAATATCAATTAATGGCGCATTGTAAGAATCAATTGCATACGTTACATTATTTTCAAGTTCTTTTAATTTAAGATCAATTCCAACCATTTCAACAATTTTTCCAGCCGCATCTTCTTTGGCAGCTTTCAAGGTTGAACCTTCTCCTATCTCATTATTTTTTTCAAATATACAAGCCACTTGAAAAGTTGGATGGTGATCTTCACCTTCTTTTTTTAAAATTTCAAAATAGGGAGAATTCAACTTTAATTTTTGACAATATAAATTTATCTTTGAAATATTACTCATGATTACTTTATTAGTGGTATAATTTTTAATAGAAAATTCAATTTATTTTTTCGTAAAGCCTTTGCGGTTAGAGGTACCATATCCTTTCGATATCCCGCGAAAGGGTTAAACCATAAAATTATGCGAAAAAAATTCGTTTAAATTCAAGGATTTTAACTCGACATATTGGACAAGTCAACAGGGATAATGCACAATTTTCACAAACAACTACGTGCATACAAGGTGTTAATATAACTGGTGAATCTTTATTAAAACAAACTTTACATAAAGTTACAAGTTCTTCATTGTTAGTATCTTCAACATTTTTCTTAAATTCATGTTTGACCTGTTTTATATAGTCGTCTCCTTTTATAAGGTTTAAATGAGCACATTTTTCATAAAAAAGTGCATGTTGTTCCCATGGTATATCATCATCTTCCCAATCTTTTAAACCTCCACCACATGAAAAACATTTAACTTGATCACCTTTTCCAGTATAAAAAAACCCAGCTTCTGCTAATTTTTTCGGTCTTTGTTTCATATACTTTGGCCACCCATAAAAAGATTTTAAACGGGTATTTTCTAACGTATAATCTGGATGATTTGGTGATTGAGATTCCGGATAAGAGTTTAGACGAAACTCTCTGTTGTTATTGATCCGACAGTCAACTGGGGGTAAATTTGATTCCAAATCTGATTTATTTATTGGAATATTTGAGGTTTGTTGACGCTTTAATAATGGACAATCAGGAGACCACCTCAAATGCTCCACTAAAACGTTGTCACCAAAATTCCATTCCCCAATTTCAACTCGACAAAAATTACACCTAACGACATCCCTAGGTCCAATATAAGAAAACCCATACAATGCTAATTTTTTGGGATCTATGAATGCAACAGTCCAACTACGAAATGAATCCAATCGAAATTGTTCCAAATTATTTTGTGTGATATCATCGTTATCATTCATAATTTATTTATTTATTTATTTATTTTTAAAATTCATTTTCTGCGTCTTTGAAACCCTAAATTCGAGTTATGTTGTTTGCAGGTATCAATTGAGCTTCTCGTTGAACATCCTAATTGTCATCTTTGAAGCCCTAAAGGGCTTAAAAGATGGTAATGTGCTTGGTTGATATTTTTTAGTAATTAGTATGATAATTTTTTACGACAACTGAACTCAATTGGAACTTGGGTATACTTGACCTTTTTCTTTTTTGGAGCACAAACACCCGCAGATGGTATAGGATTGTTAGGTGTTTGGTTTAAGTTAACCTTTTCAAAATTGATGATTAATTTTTGTTCCTGTTCTTCTTTATACTCAGTGTATTTAACCATTCGAATCATATGATTTAAATTAGAAGGTTCTTCCAACCAAAGCAATTGCAGAATGTATTCCGGTGTAACAATGGTGTTGTTTCTAACACCTAGAAGACGATTCTTAATGAAAAGGTATAATTTTTGATCAATCTGTTGTACAGTAGTCAGATCACCGGGTAGCAATGATCGTTGTTTGCGTTTATTGTATTCAACGTAGATTATATCCACAAGTTTTGCAATATATTTTTCATGCGATTCAAAGGTTGGTATATACTGTGGAAACAGTTTTTTCAAAAGATCAACTGATTCTTGGTCATTTTGTCCCTTGAGTTGTAAATACCGATAAGGAATACTTTGTTCGTTGTTTCGAACCTTAAACAATTTTGAGTATTCATTACTGATTATACGGTATTGAGATCCATTATTATGAACCAAAAGTAATCCTTGATAATTAAATGGATAACTCATTCCTTTAACAAAGTTGAAAATTTCATCGATAGAATTAAAGTTGGACTTGGGCTTTGGTAGAGTTTTAACTTTCAAATGAGAGAGATTTGGATCATTTGAACCAACAAAATACACTTTTTTAGGATGGTTTGGAGTGCATACAAAACGTGTATTTTCGTCAGCCATAATCATAAAGGTATACTGACATCTCAAATTTAATTGATTAAGCAAATCTTTAAGAGAAATATTATAGCTTTCTTTCAACCCTTCTTCGAACAGAAATTTGAATGAGTTGTTTGACCCCCATTTAGACCTTCCGGAATCTAACTTGCGATGAGTTGAAATGTACCATTGTTTGTAATAGAAAATTCGAATTATGGTTCCCTCATAAGAATATTGGACATCCATGTCTTCCAATTTATGCTTTAAACCTTCCATTTTTTCTTGACATTTATCCTGTTCACTTTCGTTAAATTCGTATGGAAAGAAACTGCCTTCTTGAACAACTTGTCCAGTCTTGTTATCAACTATGGTTCCTCTGAGTCGTCGAAGTTCGTCTTCGAATTGAAGATTTTCAAGATGGTTATCTTGACCTTCTTCATTTGAAGAAAATTGAATCTTTTCTTGCTTGTTCTTTGATGGTGAAGAACATTCGAAAAGACTCTGTATAGTAGCACATTGAACAGTCAAATCTTGGTTAGAGTCGACTGATTCAACATATGGAGTAGTATTCATTGTATTCGCCATTATAAGCTTTATTTAACTTTATTATTCCATGTTGACATTCAATTTTCTGCAAAGATAGCGTCTTTGACTATAACTGTGTTTAATTTCTGTTGAAGAAACAATTTATATAAAAGAAAGAATAAAAGAAAGAATAAATGAAAGAAGAAGAAATTATAGCTAGTTTGAGCCATTCTTATTTTAATCATATTTTAAAAGATGTTCAGCCTTTTTTAGAATATTTTGATACTTCCTTGATAAAATCTCAGTTTAAAAAATCTCAATCTCAAAAGAACAATGTCTACTACCAATCTGAACTTATTGAAAGGTTATTTTTTATGGCTTGTTTAAACTCTGTTGATATTTCTTTGCCATTCAATTATAATACTGAAATATACTCTACTGATAATAAAGCAAAGAAATCCGATTGGTTATTGGATATTAAACCTTTTGGAAGTAAGAGTAAACAAGGAGTGGTTAGTAAAAGTTTAATTTTTGATAATATGTATGTTGTGGTTAAAAAAGCCAAAACATCAAAATTTGACGAAATTACAATAAGAGATTTTTGTGTTGGAGTTAACCTTAATAAAATTTTGAACGAAGCACCATTTTTTGTTCATACTATTGGTTGTTTCCAGTTTAAAAATCAATTTCATATTGTGACACAATTTATTGATGGAATAAACCTAAAATCATTTCTTCAAAATAAAAAAAGTACTTTTGTCGAGTTCTTGAACATTTTCTTTCAAATATTATTAGGGTTGGAAATAGCTCAAAATAAATTAAATTTTGCTCATTATGACCTTCACACAGATAATGTTATTTTGGTACCTTGTAAGGAAACAATTGAAGTAACCTTATATGGGTATAACTACATCATTAAAAATAATTATAGACCAGTAATGATAGATTTTGGCTTATCATCAGTTCATACGAAAGGACAAACTTTGGGTCAAAAAAGCCTTGAAACAAAGGGTATTTACAACCATCTTTCTCCCGGATACGATATTTATGTATTTCTGTTGTTTTGTATAGATATTGCACAATCTCACAATTTATCAATTTTTAAAGGTATTACAGACCTTTTGCTTTTTTTCAAGATTCAAACAAATCTTTCTGTTGACTGTTTGACCAGTAATCATATTCGATGTCTTCGAAAAGGTATATCCAACCTTATTCCGTACCAATTTATTAATTTTCTTATTCAAAATTATTCAAATTATCTAGAGGTTGAAATTGAGTTTAAAAAATGCAACGACAAATGTCTTGTAAAAGAACCATTATTCTTAACGTTGAAACAAATTTTGGATACCAACAATGAACTGGAAATATCAAGGAGGTCAACTGAACCAAAAAATATTCAATATAAAAAAGGTTTCATAAGATCATTAGTAGACAATATAAAAATCTATTATTGGTACAAGGATAAAATTAACTTGACACAAAATCAAATTCAACGTTTAATCGATGTGGATAAATATAACCTTCAAAATTTGATTGATGACTTGAATTTACAAGTATACAAAAAAGGCAATGAAGTACCTTCTGTAACAATAGAACAAAAAAACTTGTTTTTCATTGCATTGGACTTTTATCACCTTATTCTTGAACTTGAATTACAACACCAATATCCTTATTACAAAGAATGGATGATCAACTTTAGGGATACATTTGTCTATAAAAATATTTTTAAACAATTGGATACTATCTTACGTGAAGAAAGGTCCAAAAGATGTATTAAAATAAAATAATTTTAAAGTTCAAAAGAACTTTAAAATTTGATGAAATTAATATTTGTATCTCCATTTAGGGTTAATTGAACCACCAATTTGTTTAACAATTTCCCACAATGGTCTCTTTTTATTGTCAATTTTAACCTCTGGATATTGTTGTTTTAAGTGGTTCTCGAAAGCGGTTCTCTTAATTGTATTGTTATCGGGATTGAATGATGTTAAAGATTCCTTAATTGCATCAATCGTATCTTCATTAAAAATCGTGGTTAAATCAACTTCTTCTTCTCCTATTCGTTGATATGATATTCTTATTTTTTCAAGACGAAGAGGAGGTACTATGATAGGTTCATTGTTCATGGTATCTTCTACCATTTGATCTCGGTGTAGGTTAACAAATAAGAGAAATTCATCATTGTGGTCAATTATAGCATCAACACATTTTACCAACCAATTGTAGTTGATGATATAGAGTTCTTTATTGGCATTTTCTCTAAATCCTCCTAGACACCCCAATAAAGCTTGTTCTATAGCTCGATAACTAACCACTTTTCTGAGGTAGACGAAGAAGTGTGCATTTGAATCGGATTTTCCACTGTTATACTGACTTAAACGAGATTTCAATAGGTCAAAAGTACCACAACCGCCTGGTTTAAATTTGGTTTCAAGCATATATTGCTCAGTTGTGGCAATATAAATGTATTCTTGTGGTTCGACTTGTTTAGTAGCTTGATTGAATTTGAGAGCTCGTTGTAATTTCTCTTTGGCTTCCTGTTCCGACTTGAGTCGTTGTTCTTTCTCTTGGTTAAGTTGCATTTGCAGTTGTTTTTCAGATTGATTTTTTATGGCTAACAAAGACTTGCTTTCAAAAAGTTCCAATTTATTTAAATCACGTTCTCTTTCAACCTTTTTGACTAGCCAATTAGCTTGATATTCAGCGTATTCAAAACATGCTTCTTCCAAGTTTAAATAATAATCTCGTATCATATCTGAATTTTTGGTATTGAGCCGCATTACTGCTTTTTTAAAGTTACGAGTATCCATAACAATCCAACGTTTTTGGACCAGGTTACCTTCGTTAATGTTTTGAAGCTCGCACTTCATACTTGGATGTTCTAAAAAGCGTTGATCTTTATGGTCTACTTCCTCGTATGGAATATTATTGTTATCGAGAAGCTTCTTGAAGTTACGTTGTCTATATTTATTTTCACCATCATAACCTAACCATTCAAAAAGCGGGGTGCGCACGAGGACACCCCGCTTTTTGCTCAAAGGGTACCATAACTCTTGAAACCAGTCGCTACTAACGTCTATACCAACATTTTTATTTTTTATAAAGGTGAAAATATCCATAAATTCTTCTTTCTCTAAATCAATATCCTCGATATTAAAAAAATTTACAATATGCTTAACTTGATCATAGAACTCAATAGAAATCCAAGAAGCAATATCAAGAATCAACTCTTTAGGTACATAAGTACCAGTTACCTGTTTATTAAGTTTATCGTTATTTTGAAGCTTAACTTCATAGGTAAGCTGACCCTCAGATCTGAGGGTCAGCTTCTGATAATATTCAATTATGTTTCTGGATTTTTCAAGACGACTCCAATTGTAAAATTTTTTATGCGCAACATCACACAATTTAGTAGCATTAAAGTAACCAGTCGTCTTATCGATGACTAGTTTAAAGTCGCCAAAAACACCATAATAAAACGAGTCTTTAATATGCTCGTAACATACTTCAGTTAAATCCATATCTTTATTTGACCCTTGAATTTCCAAATAAATTTCATTTTTTGAAAGTTTAGAACCTTTTAAATCTTGCATAGCATTAATGGTCAAATTTAATTTTCTTTGAATATTTAGCGGAAGATGTTTTTTGTGGATTAATTCGTCCACTGCAACGGTTTCATTCTTAGAAAGCTCAGAAATAACCTTATATATTGAAAATATTTACAATAAATTTCAAGTGACTATAAGGAAAAATCTATGTGATATAAAAAATTATTTTTAAACTTATATTTAAGTTTAAAAATATATGAGAAATTATTTCTTCGCTTTAGCTTCCTTTTTAACTTTCGGCTCTTTTTCTTTAACTTCTTTCTCTTTAGGTGGATTATTCTCTTTATCTTTTTTTGTTGACTTTTTAACTGGTTTAGCCTCCTCAACAACCTTAGTTTCTTTCTCTTTTGGTTCTTTTGGTTTTCGACCACGTTTAATTTCTTTTTCTTCTGGTGGACTTGATGGTTCAACAACTTCTTCTTCAAAACAATTTTTCAAATATTTTTGCATTGTAGGATATTTAAGGACAATGTCATCTTCAGTTTGCAATAATTCTTTCAACTTTGCATCTGGTGTGATAATGGTTCTATTGTCTGGGTCACGAAGTTCATTTTCCTTGATATATGCACATAATATATTTGTGATATCATAACGAGACTTTTCTGTTTCACCATATACCCAACCCTTACATTGGGGCAAGTCACAGAGGCTGGCAAACAAGGCCATATTTTCAGAAATTTTACGTAATTTTTCCAACCCTGTATTGTGAGACTCTCTAGTTCTCTTGGGTTTATATTGAATGTTTTTATATTTGAGTAAATATTTTTTCACATCTTTGACTTCACGTAAGGCATTACGCAAACATTTGCGCATCTCAATAACAGTTGGATCTGATAATTTAATAATATTTTCTATGATTGTAACCGATTCTTCGATCTTCTCCATAGACTTTGTGAAGTGCTCATGAGCAATTTCTTTATTTTTGCGTCCCTTTTTGGGGACAATGGTTGGTTCAACTTGTTTTGGGGCAACTGAAAACATATTCTTTTTATAGTTATATTTGATCTTTTTAAATTTTCAATTTTTGCAAATTATAAAAATTTAAAGGTACATTGTATCATTAAATAAATATAAGGATAATATTTTGAAACATTTTTTTAATGGCGGGTTTTAACCACAATTATATTTTTTGTCTTAGAAAAGGATTTGTATCATTTCAATATTTATTTAGCATAAAATAAATGGAATATAAATTGCATGATTTCCTACCATTATATAATAAAATTCAAACCACGTTGTTTGATAGGGATATCAACAACCTGACAGAATTTGTCAAATATAAATTACCAAGAGAAGAGGAGTTTCCTCAACACCCGGGAGATTTAATGCTTCACCAAAAGCTTATATCTTCGTTTATGAATCCTCACACCTCATATGATGGATTGTTACTGGTACATGAAATGGGTACAGGTAAAACCTGTTCTGCAGTCGGAGTTGCAGAACAGTTCATCAAAAACACATCCAATGACAATGACTCCAAATTTCCATCAACTACTTTGAAAAAAATCATTGTATTGACTAAGGGAAAGGGACTTCAAAGCAACTTTATTAATGAAATTGCAAATGTTTGTACAAGTGGTCAATATTTGGAGGGTTTAGACAAGTACATCAGAAATAAAGACAAACGTATAAGAAAAAATGTAAAGATTAATTATACCTTTGACACGTTTGAAATTTTTTCCAAAAATCTTAAAAAAATAAGTGATCAAGAAAAGTCTACCATATATGAGAATTCATTGTTTATAATCGATGAGGCCCATAACTTAAGGATGTCCTCTGACCCTGAAGAAAGTAATATTTATACTGAAATTGCTGGTTTATTCAAGCTTTTAAAATCTCGAAAGATTTTATTGTTAACAGGTACCCCGATGAAAGATCAACCCGAAGAAATTATAAATTTGATGAATTTAATATTAAGGGAAGATTTAACCATTGAAGATCTGAACAATACAACTATTTTTAAAAAGAAAATAAGTGGATATATATCATATTTGAGAGCAATGATGTCAGATGTCAGTCGTAAAGAAGAAGGTGAAATGATAGGTACTTTGGAACATTTTAAAGTTTATACCGTAACAATGGATTCTTTTCAATCTAAAGCTTATATGCAAGCTAAACAAAAAGATGATGAAGAAAGGTCTATCTTTAACCATTCCAGACAAGCGTCATCTATGGTTTTTCCAGACGGTACTTATGGTAAAAATGGATTTGAAAGAAACGTTATACAAAGATCAACTGGTTATAAATTTGTATCCAATATTCAAGAAAAATTACTGAAACAACTTCGTAAATATTCTGCAAAATATGCGGACTTAATAGATAAATTGAAAGATGACTACTCAACAAGTCGACTTTCTTTTGTTTTTTCAGAGTTTGTTAAAGGGTCAGGTTTGATAGTACTGAGTTTACTTCTTGAACTTAATGGCTATACCAGAGCAACGGCCGATACCAATTTTTCTAAACCACAAAAACGATATGCTATTTTTACCAATGAAACGAGTACAGATAGTCAGACAAGGAAATTAATATCGGTATTCAACAATCCCAAGAATATGAAGGGAGAGTTTATTTCTACCATACTTGGATCTAGAGTAATAATGGAAGGATTTAGCTTTAAAAATATACAATCTGAATACATATTAACTCCTCATTGGAACAACTCAGAAACAAGTCAGATAGAAGCCAGAGGATTTCGTGTAGGGTCGCATAATGACCTTATTAAAACGGGAATAATTCCAGAGGTAAAAATATACCATTATGTTGCATTACCGCAAAGTGACGGTAGTCAAGGAATGGAAGATTCAATTGACTTGCATATGTATCAAATTGCTGAAAAAAAGGATTATAAAATTCAACAGGTTATGAGACTCTTAAAAGAGGCAGCGTTTGATTGTGAACTTAATAAGGCTCGAAATACCATAAGAAATGCAAATTTGAATAACACACGCAGTTGTGAGTATCAACTATGCGACTATAAATGTGACAATTCAATAACAGTTGCTCCAGATACTATTGTTGGACCACAAACAAGAAACTACCGTCTTCTATACTTTAGAATGTCGGAAGAATATTTTAAACTTAAACAAGTTGTGATCAACCGAGTCATTAATTTTCCAATCACAATTAATGAAATAATGGATCAAACTGGTTATTCACAATTTGAAGTGTTGACTGTTCTTCAAGATCTTTTAAACTTTCAAGAAGTTTTATTCGCTCGACCGGAAGGTGCTTATTACCTTGCCAACACAAAAAATTTATTTTATGCTGATGTTTTTCATTCCTCCAGTGGCAACAATTATGATGACGATGATCCATTACTTTTAAATTTCTATACGAAATATACAACTGTTTTTATGGGTAAAAGTATCGATGAACTTATTTTTAGCCATCAAAAAAAGTTTATGGTCTCATTAATAGATAAAGTTTTCACAAGTAAAAATTTGGCAGAACTTCAATCAAATATGGTTCAACTACCCATATATCTCCAAGAAAAATTATTGTGTTATAGTATATCTTCTAAAACTCGAGATACACCTAATAATTTTGTTAGAGATATGGTTTTAAACAACTTTCGATTGTATTATTCTATTTCTGGAAATACGGCTTTTGTTTGGTTGAATAGCGACCATTATCAGTGCAACTCAAACACAGAAGATTACAAGTTGTGGAAACCTTGCAATGTATCTGAACAACAACAAATTGAACAAATGAAAAAGGATAGAACTAACGTTAAAATATCAAATAATCCTTATGGTTACATAGGCCTGTTAAATAGAACGTCCAACGATTTCTGTTTGAGGAAAATAGAAGATGGTGAAACCGAAGGTCAAGATAAAAGGAAAAGAAATGTGGGTAAAAGATGCCAGAATTGGAAGAAAAAAGATTTAGTCGACTTGGTGTCAAATCGACTTAAAATCAATCCGGATGAAGACTTTGACTTTGATTCGAGCGATGTTGATAAGATGAAAAATGACCCTAAATTTGTTAATTTAATGAATACTAATAATGGTACTCTAAAGGATTATAAACGCTTAGCATTCTGGAACGTCCAAGATGTGAACTATCTATGCACAAAAATAATGCAAAATTTTATGGATAAAAAATTGGTTGTAGATGACCCTAATTGTGGTACATCTAAGAAAATAAGGTAAATTTAATGCTTAAAAAAAGCATTAAATCTTTTTATGATTAGACATTATATTTCTGATCGTTGATAGCCTTCATTTCGTCTATAAGCTCTTCTTCGGTTATCTGGCTATCTTCAATCTCAATATCATTGTTTTTGAAAGCAACATTTTTAAGCTTCAAATTCTCCTTAATTCGGTTGTATAAAGTTTTCGAATTCGGACTACATTTGAAGTCTAACAGGACCACTAAATCAGGAAATAGAGTTCTTTGAGTTTTAAGCTTCTTGGTAGTATACGCGTCTTGAGTTCGAATGGTATAGTAGCCCATAAATTCAGGATCGTTGCGTTTAAGAAGAACAAAACGTTCACGTTTTGACTCATCTTCGGGTTGAGGCGCTCTATCTTCGACCGCAATACCCAATTTACGTTGAACTTTCTTTACTTCTTTTTTAAGTCCTTTGTTGTTATCAAGTAACTCCTCGTTCTGATCTTTGACTTCTTCTAGAGATATACCGAGAGAACGCATGTATTGTTCTTGACGCAACATAATTTGTCGATCTTTTTCTCTGTCTTCTTCTTGTTTCTTCATTGTTAAGTCCATTCTAGACATCATTTGTTCTAAATTAGTTATCTTTCTTTGAGACTCTCGATGGTTGAAATAAAGCGTATATTCAACATAAAGTTTAAGGAGTTCTTCTAGATCGATATAATAGTCTCTTATAATGTGACCATTTTTAGTCTTAAGTTGCATAATAGCCATTTTAAGGTCTCTTGGTTCCATTATTAAAAACTTGGAATTAGTAACATTGGAAGGAAGTATTTGGAGTTCTTGTTGAATAGATGGATATAATTTGATGTCTTCATCTTTTTGAGTCAATTCACGATAATTAATTTTATTGTTGTTCAACATTCTTGTAAACAATCGTTTTTGTTCTGAATAGTCACCATCATAGCCAAACCATTCCAATACACGCCTGGCTACATGGCCAGGCGTGTTTCCAACCACTACTTGCCAAAAGTAGTCAAACATGGTCATATTTAACCTAAATTTTGTTACTTTAATAAAATCCATGATATTAAGTAAAGAAGCACTTCTATTTAAAGCTTTCTTTATTTTGAAGTCAAATGGACCATTTATAGTATCAATAGTTACACCCAAAAATGTGGTATTTTCCATCTCTTTATCTGACTCTTCATTTTCAGAAAATTTTTCATTTTTTAAAGTTAGATTAGCCTTGTTTAAAATTTTATATATTGTAGGTCGAGTAACCCCAAATTTTCGAGTTAACTGTGCTACAGTATATCCATTTTTATATTGTTGCACTACATCTGAACGTTGTTCAGGAGTTAAGTTTCCTTTTGATTCCATTTATTTACTATTTTTTATATATAAAAAAAATATATAAAAAATATTTCCAATACAATTTAGTCGTTATGACTTAAAATAGAATCAACCTCATAATCATCAATTAAATCTTGAACATTACTTGGTAGATCTTCAACCGTGATAACAGTCGATATTTTATGTTCTTTTAAGGCTCTTTCGTCCCAATGGGCCATAAATTTAAACTTTGCCAACGTATTAACTAGAGATCGACCTACTTCTAACGCTTTTTTTTCTGTATCTGAATTAAAGCCAAATTCAATCAAACAACACGTATCCTCTTTTAAGGTTGTTAAAACCTCGTTAAAATTTAAAGTATAACAAAAAATCCATCCTTGTTCAATAGGTTCAGTGTATATTTCGAGAAATTTCTCTCTATCTGCAAAGATATCAGGTTCAGAATCTATGTTATTGGTTACATAGTTATCTGTATCCAAAAAAATAAGGATACCTTGGTCATATAACTCTTTAAAGACTGATTGTAACATTTTTATTATAAGAATTTTTCAGATTTCAATTTTTTACTTCAAAAATGGAACGTCTCTCACTCCAAATTTGAAATTCCAAAAATCCGACTCAAAAAACAACAATTTGCAAAACGGGGTAGTTTGAGGTTAAAAAATAGTTGTTCAAACTCGATGGTTAAAAAATAGTTTGCCTTGTTACCCAAAGGGTAACGAGTATAACCCATACCAAAGGTATGGGTTATGTGGGTAAATGAGAATTCAGCGCGTTATCTCAGTTCTAAAGTCGACATTTTTCTGTAAATGATGCGAGTAAATTTTAAATTCTTTTATTTTTCTTGTCGTGATTCAAAGTGTCATTTGAGTGATCTCCTCGAAAAATTTTCTCTACATTACTCAATTGACTCGGCTCTACATCTCAATTGAACTATTTGAGATCTTTCGACTCCATTTTTAGTAATTTGAGATGTCTCCTCAAAAAAATTCAGAAGTTTGAATTCTTCCTTTTTTACATGTCTGCGATCACCCGATTTTCTCTCCTACACTCAACAATGGAAAAACTACGGTGCCGAATCAAATTATGCTTCTTTCAAACCCAAAAGTTAACTTTACACTCGAAATTTAATGGTTCTTTGGGTAGGTCAAATTTTCAGTTTTCAAAAATGCACAATCTAAGTAGTCTAGTCAAGTCGAAAGGAGTGAGAAGTTGAAGATTTTTTTGATCGCAACTCGACAAAAAGACGACGCTCGCACTCCTTTTTGTCGACAACCCCCAAAAATCTGAAAATTCAAAAATTTTGAAAAGTTTTAATTTTGTGGTTAAAAATGTTACTCATTTTTCAAGTTATGGTGTTTATGGATAAATGGATATCTCAACCGTCATTTGAGTTTACGAGTAGCAAAAGTTATTGTGATTTGAATGATTTAGTCAAAATTGCTTATATCTTTTGAAATTACTGTTCTTGTTCTTGTTCATAGTCACTTTCCATTTGTTTCAAGGATTTAATCCAAATGACTATTTTATCCTTATCTTTAGTACCGATATTTGTCTCAAATATTAATGGTTGATCTGGGTTTGTATAAATTTTTAAAATATTATTAAATTTTGTGAACTTTTTAAGCTTAGAGAAATATTCTGCTTTAAATTCTCCTTCAAATGGTAAAATTGTATCACAACTTTCGTTATCACTTTTTATGACCACTCTACTCTTTTCAGATTCAAAAGCAATTTCTGGGATTCCATCATCGGTTTTTATGGTCATAACATACTTTCCGCTAATTGAACGGCAGAATTCCAAAAAATCTGAAGATTTAATATTTAATGGTTGAACTTGATCTAAAACAATTGGTAAATCATAGAACTGGGTTTCCTTCATATTAATTTTTTTTTCAAATTCAATTGTTTTTTTGGTCACTTTTATATTTAATTCTCGTTCTTTTTTAATGGATAGTTCAATCGTATCAACACTAGTTATATTTTTAAGATTTTCCTTCATATTTTTAATATTTAAGGTGAAGATACACTCTTTTTCACATTTATATTCCAAAAAAGAGGTATGGGAAAAAGTAGCCATTGTATGAATACTTTTATCATATGTGGTATAAATGTATATACCAAGCTTTTTAATGTCAAAACATACATCGGTAATTCCAATTTGACCATACAAGTCAAAAACATTCTTAAAGTTGGATATACCTTTATTCATTTTACATAGAAACATTTTTGTATTTGTTATTTACTTGCTTGCTTGCTTATAAGCTATTCAAAAATTTAATTTATAAGGTGTAAATAAACATATTTTACCTTAAATTTAAAAATGAATTTGTGACTCTGTTAGACCATTATAATAAATGCTACGATATAATAAATATTCTTCATTTAAACTTTGGGATGAAGGAGATGCTGTCCTAAGACGTGAAAATTATAATCTTAAGAATGAGATTTCTAAAGTTAAAAAATGTAATAATTTGTTACAACAAGAGAAAGAAAATCTTGAACTCAAAGTAACAAAACTGGAACATCGACTTCAAAATATACAAACATTTCAATCCCATAGAGTTAAGCCTCAATTTCCAGGAGAAATTGAAAAAATATTGGAAAAGGTTGAAAGTGATGTAAAAACCGAACTTTATTCAAAAATTGAAGATTTAATGAGTTGTATAACATGTGTTATATGTCATGAAAAAATTAAGTCAGTAGCCGATTGTCGACATTTGGTGGCATGTACACACTGCAATGAAAGCTTGAATAACCAATGTCCAATATGTAGGTTAAATTCTCGAAAGATGGTAATTTACCATTAAGTTGATTACCCCTTTCCATGGTCCTGGCTCAAGAGTTAAAAATATTCTTTTATGGGCATAACACCCATAAAAGAAATCATAAACCAATGATTCACTTTATTTTCTATTAGAAATTAAAGTTATTTTTACTTACAAAACAGATTCGATTTTTTCAATTGCTTCAGAAATATCCTTTAAGTCTACTTCTTCTTCAGATTCTTTTTTAGTCTCTCCTTGTTTTTCTGGTATTACCGGTGATATAACGTATAAACCAATGTCATCCTTTTGGACCACATTGTCGTCTACAAATTTAAGAAATAGCTCTTCATTGGCTCCAAAAGACTCCTTTACAGCCACACTAAGTACGGCTCTCTTACCCTCTTTTGACACAGTTCTTACGTTATCAATCACTTCTACTTTAGTATCATCTGGACTATCAAAGAAGTCACGACTGTCAAAAACATACACTTTCATATTACAAATACCAGCCACACGTTGTGCTAACAAGAGCTGATAACGTAAACTATACGTTACAAAATTTTCTATTTCTTGACCCATATGTATTTATTATAAGAAAAAAATTAATTATTTAATTGTATATATCCCTTTCATGCATAAAGGCATAGCCTTTCACTGTTGAGGAGAATCCTAAGGCACAATTGTGCGCCCTTTGGGGTTGAAAGGGTTAATTTAACTGGTTAAATTACTACCCGTATATAAAGATAAATTAAAATAAATATGGTAAAAAGTGACTTAAAATTAAACAACTGAAATCATTAGTTGTTTAGAAGTTTTATTGCGTTTTAAAGCTTCTTTGGAACAATGGTTTACATTATCATTATAAAGTTTAAAAATTTTTTCATAATTTAATGGTGGTAAAATAGGTATGCCTTCCCATTCATTTAGTTTGCCTTCATAATCAATATGTATTTCTTTTGGATGAAATTGATCTAAATCATCACATAAAATTTTATCCAATGGAGATGGTAATAAATCAGCACTATGGGGTGGCAAGATACATAATAATTGAAAAAATGGATCAATAACTCCATTAAAATTTAGGGATTTGCGACAAGATTGGTTACTGTTACTGTTATCAAGGTTATGAGTTTTAAGGCAGTCGATTAAATCTAATGGTGTGGGTGCAAATTGACTTGGATAATACATTTTCCAATCTACAGTGAAGCCTCCATAAGCATAATAATTGAATACCCATTTAATCTCTTCAAGGTATAGGCGGGTCAAATTTTTTTTTATTTTATGGTGTATTGTATATGATTTTAAGTAATGGAATGCGATGTCCACAAAAGAACTTTCTTTTTTTGAAGCAACATCAAGCAAAATATTTGGAAACCCATATTCTCTGGTTTTATAGTGTTGAATAGCCTGCGGGCTTATGACATTTAATAGATGGTTGTAAAAACCACTTAAATTTTTAAAATTTACCAAAATTTTATCTTTCTTTTTTGTTCCTGTGCTATGACCGGCAAAGTCAGAACGATAAGAATTCTTGTTATGAAGTTTAAATGTGATATAACCGGGTGTTGTAAAATAATATTTCATCATAAGATCCAAACCACCATCATAAATGTTAAATAATGGAATTGATGGTAAAAAGTCATTACCAACCATGAAACACAATATGACAAAGTCGCATACAACATACTCAAAATCGTAATGTTTAAATTTTGGCTTAGACATCGCAAAATCAAGAATATTTTTTTTAAATTGGTTAATGTTAACCAGTAAATAATCTAACTTTTTTGAGTTTAAATCTTCCCTGAGAATATAAATAGAATTTTCTTTTAAAAACAAGGTTGAAATCAACAAAGATAACATTATTAAATCAGCATCATTTCCAACTATAACTATATTAAATTTTTTTTTTATTATTTGTGTTTGATTTGACCTTAAAAAGTCAAACAATTTATGTTCTCCTTCTCCTGGAACCAACGAATCCATAAAATAAATAGTGGTAACATTTAACCAATCATTCTCCAATTTTCTTTCGATATTATGCTTAAGGTAAATACCCAACCTGTATAAAAAATCAGTACCAGGCGAAATACAGTTAGAATCAAAACCACCATTAGTTTTTTTAGATAGGAACCTTCGTTGACGTTGTTGTATCTGCTTTGAAACAGGTGCAACACCATCTATACATAATACTATTTCTTTAGGATCAACTATAGTGATCAAGGAATTAATACTGTTTAATACATCTTCAAAAACCATTAGATCTTTTTCACCACTGTGGATAGGAGGTGACTTTTTTAATAAAGATTTTGGTTCAAAAGCCCCATATTTGTATATCTTCTGACAAGAGGTATGAATTATACCATTCAAGTCTAATAATAATAAAAATGGATCATTACCATCTTTTGGATTCAATTTTTCAGATACCACATGTTTTGCACAACACGCGTCGTCTGACGTGCTTTGCAAGCCAGATGTCCCAAGAACATCGCCAAGTTTCTGGCCTTCTTCACCAAACGGCTTAGTAATAGTTTTGGGGAAAGAGTCTTTGAACCATTTAAAAAAATATTTTATTCCCATGGTCTTTATTTTAAGTAAAACTCGTTTCAAATTTCAAGTTTTGTTTGACCTACTTTTAATAACCTTCTTTTTTAATTGTTTAATGTATTCAAATAGCTTTAATTTGAATTAAAAAATGTTGGGACAATTCAATTTTTAAAATACGTCATTGGAGTTTGAAAGTCAAAATACATAAAATTTTATGCTTTAAGGAAGCATAAAATAGGTTGAAAATCCAAGTAATAAATGGAACAAGTTCAGCAAAATGGTTCAAAAGCACCTAATTCTGAAAACGCGTGGACAAAACCGTTAATTTCTATAGGTTTAGGATTAGGATTGGCGTTTTCTTTGCTACCAAAGAGTCATCAAAGAGCTAAATTTGATATAAGTGAAATACTTACGACGGTGTGGTTAGTTTATAGCATATATTATAAAGATTATCCTGTTATGGTAATTTGTACCATTATTTTGTTATATTCTCTCAGTCAAACTCCAAGTGAACAGACTATGGCATGGCCTTAACCCATCCGCTTCGCGGATGGGTCGACCTATCACATAGAAACGTGCCACATGTGGCACGTTTCTATGTGAATGGGTTAAATCAATTTTAAAGTTCTTTTGAACTTTAAAACTGTAATCTTTTCAAGTGAATGGGTTAAACGTCATATTTTTGATCATTTATTACCTTCATTTCTTCTATAAACTCTTCTCCTGTTATCTGACTGTCTTCAATCTCAATATCATTGTTTTTGAAGGTAACATTTTTAAGCTTTAAATTCTCCTTAATTCTGTTATACAAAGTCTTTGAGTTTGGACTACATTTGAAGTCTAACAGAACCACCAAATCGGGGAATAAAGTTCTGTTCAATTGAACTTAAAAAATTGAAAAAGATTTACTTGATCCCCGTGGATCCAAATCCACCTAACCCCCTTATTAAACGAATACAAGTATCGGTAACCTTAATATTACCATCTTTATCTTCCACCAACGTAGTCGGATATACGACCCGTTCAACTATGAATTGAGCAATTCTTGATCCTTCTTCAACTTCAAAATCGTTATCGCTGTGGTTGTGTAATATAACCATTAATTCGTTACGATAATCTTCGTCTACAACACCAGCTCCTACTTCAATACCATTTTTAAATGATAGACCAGAACGAGATGCAATTCGGCCATAGGTATCTAATGGTAATCTAACTTGAACCCCTGTTTTAATGGCTTTGTGTGATCTTGCTGGAATAATATTATTTTCACACGATTTGAGGTCATATCCAGCTGATTTTTTAGTACCTCTTTCAGGTGTAAGAGCTTTGTCAGAAGTTAGAATAAATTTAATTTCTTCTTTTTTATGTGGTCCAAAATACCACAAATAAGCAACAATACCAAATAAACCCAAAAGCGAAACAGTATTGACACATGTTAAATATGTCATCCACACGGTAAGTATAAATACGTCAACTATCATGGTTCTCTTTATCTTAAAAATATTTATCTTATAAATATTTCATTTTTAAATTTTTAAGGTTTAATTGATCATAAATAAATATTTTTTATATTTTTATTTTATCTTTATAGTAAACCATAATTCAAATAAATGATTGCTGCATTTGATATGGGTATAAAAAATTTTGCCTTTGCTGTAAAAGATAAAGGTAATTTTATACTTTTAAAAAATACGTGTTTAGATGAAGATATAGTTACGAAATCTGATTTAAATCACCATAAAAAAGAAGAATTAGTTGAAATGATGTGTACCTTGAATATTAACCGCAAAGTTGAAGAAAAATTAAAAAAAAAGATATGGTTGATCTTATCCTCTCAAATAAAAAAAAGAAAACAAAGGTAAAAAAAGATCTTGGTTTATCAATGTTCGAAATAATGGATAATTACAAGGATATTTGGGAACAATGTGAAATATTTTTGATTGAAAGACAAATGACCATAAATTTACAAGCTTTAAAATTATCACATTATCTTGAAGCATACCTTAAAATTTATTATCCTTTCAAAAAAATTTTAAACTACAACGCATCCACAAAAACGAAAAAATTAGGAGCTATTAATTTAAAGACTAAAAAAGACCGTAAAGAATGGACTATGAAATATGTCCAAAAAATATTGACAGGAGACAATTTAAGGTATTATGAAAGCCTTGATAAAAAAGATGATGTAGCGGACGTTGTATGTATGATTGAATCATATCTTTAAATTTATTTGGTATCGACTTAGCTTAATTTTAATCTTGATCAAGATTAAAATTAAGAAAAATTAATATGCTTTTTGGTACGTAAGATAACATACTTTGGATGAATTTGGTTTACCAATAGTATACGGTGGAATTTCACTTATTTGAGACGTGTCTTTGATTTTAGATGCTTCAACCATAACATTTTTTATAAAACTTTGAAAATCTGTAAAGTTATAACCACCATCGTATTTTTTATACGGAACTCCATTAATATAAAATACGATGAAAGGTACATGTTGCAATGGGGTTGTAGTTTTTTGTGACATTTGAATCAAATTGGTTGAATCGGCATCATAAACATTGACCATACAAATTTGTATGGTTGGATTACCAACAAAAGCCAACAAAATTGGTTTAATAATCTTACATTGGTCACATTGATCAGTATAGAACATCACAACACTGAATTTACTTTCAACTGTGTGTACCAAATGCGTTACCTTACCAGATTCGACTAGTTCAAAGTCTTCTTCTTCTAGTATCAATAAACCTTTGGCTGAATTAATCGTTTGAGTCATTTATTTATATTGTTTTCTTATTCTTTCAGTGACACAATACAGGGACTTTGTCCTCGTCGACTATAGTCTCTCATCCACTACCGACAAAGCCCATTTTTTATTTTTTAAGCTTATTTTGAAGCTTAAAAAATATGTTAGTTGCAAACTGACATGTTGACTTGTGCCTTCAGTCTCATGTTTTCAAGTCACTACATCTGTTCTGAAATTCTTGTCTCTCTCGCTGGTAATTTTATATTCCATCGACATTTTATAGTTTATTTTTACCATAAAAAGTTTGAAAATAATTCAATTTTGTACATTCGAAAATAATACCTTAATGGGTTAAACAAGCTTCCATCTGAGCGTTGAGATTTCTCATAAAAATAAGATCTTCTTCACTATACTTTAGTTCTTGAGCAATTTGTTCTGCTTGTGTGACTTGGTCTGCTTCAATCATATTGAGTCTGGTTTCCATGTCGGCAAGCATAGCCCAACAACGCTCTTCTTCACTGTTATTGGTTATAATAGGGGTTTTAAGGTTAATACACATATTTATTAGACAAAAATAATAAAAATACCCATCGATTTTTATTTTAAATTACAGTAAATTGGTAGTTTATCCATAAAGACCAACTTGAAAAGTGACTAACATTTTTAACCATAAAATTAAAAAAAATCTGAAAATCTGAATTTTCAGATTTTTGAGACTTTTGAGAAAAAAGGAGAGACAATCGTTCTTTTTCCAAATCTGCCGATCATGAACTATTTGCAAATTGTTGTTTTTTGAGTCGGAGTTTCAGAATTTCAAATTGAGAGTCAATCCATTCTTTCAGTTTATGAATCTTACGATCCAAAAATAGGATTGACTTTCCTTTGTGGATAAATTACCAAATTTACTGTAGTTTGTATGAAATATATAAAAAAATCCGAAATTTCAGTTAATAAATGAATACATCGGCGCAATTTAATACTCCGAGCGCTCCTTCAATGTTCAAAGGAGACAATCTTACTAAATATCCGGAACTACTAAGTGATTCCACGAACTTCCGGATTAAAAAAATTATGGACGATGAAAAGGTATTACAAGATGAAATTAAATCTCGTGATTCGATGTGTAAAAAATATGGTCGTTTTTCAGCACTAACAGATGGTATTGAATACACATTAATTTTAACAGATATTGTTGTGGGAACTCTTGCAACTGCCTTTCCAGGTGTTGGAAGTGTGGTGTCCGCAGCCACATTTTCTGGCGTTGGTCTTATTTCTGGTGCTGCAAAGTTAATTCAAAGCAAGTTGAATGAAAAAAAACTCAAACATTACAAACTTTCTGTTATTGCTCATACTACCTTAACCAATCTTCATCACAAAATCAGCAAAGCTATTATTGATGGTCAAATTAGCCATGAAGAATTTGAGGATATTCAGAATACAATGAATGAATGGAAGAAAGGACCATCATCTACGACTAAACAACCAACCCTTAGTCCAGAGACAATTGAACTTTTAAGTCAACAAGCAACAGAAAAGGCTCAAAAGGACCTTCTAGAACAACTTAAACAAATTCATGCTGCTAAAAAGTAAACATATTTAATTTTAAAGCTCTATAGAGCTTTAAAATTATTCTTTCAATTTTAATGATATTTCAGGTCTCATTTGACCTAAAATTGATCTTAGTAAAGGAAATTTATCTTTACGATCTTTCTTAACCTTTAAATCGTCAAATATTTTCTTCTTAGTTATCTCCGTCGTTGACTCGTCTATTTTAGATATGTAGTTCTTGAGTTGAGTTATAAAATCTTGTTGTGATTTGGCTTCCAAAGTCGTATTTGTTGCCGTACCATCTTCTCTCAAAGTGGTAATATTAGCATATTGAACACTAGCCGGAGGCGGAATGAATGGTCTTAGATGATGAGTGTTCAAGTTGGAGATAAAGTCAGTCAACTTAGCGTTAACATCGTCTACTTCGTCATTGTAGTGGTTGCACAAGTATTCTACTATGTATCTCATGTTAGAGTAGTGGAGAATATAAATTTCTTTACCTTTTTTGTCTCTGAACCGACCTAGGAGATCCTTAAGTCTAGATTCTATCTGACGGTAATCTGCCACCAGAAAAGTATCTGAATAATACCACTCATCTCCGGCAGCTGAACGACTATTGTAAGTCGAAAATCGAGAAGGAAGTTTCTCTATACTTTCTACACCTCCGGGTTTGAAACGATTTTGTCTAGCATAGTTACGCGACGTGGCTATGTATATAACTTGAGTCTTCTCTCTTTTCTGGTCGTCTATAAGAAGATCTTTGAGAAGTAAAATATGATCCATGTTAGCTTGGATTTGCTCTTTCAATTGCTTTTCTCTAAATTGTGTAGTATAAGCACCATAAAGTTGAACAAGTTCTTCAAGTAAAAGATAATATTTTCTGATTTCTTTTGACCTTTTGGTAGTAAGCGACATTATAGCCTCCTTAAAGTTTTTAGGCTCCATAATAATCCAACGTTTTCTTGGTTTATCAACTGGTCTCATATTAGATATCTCTTCCAATATCTCCGGAAAATATTCTATTAATGGATCTTCAAACCCTATTTCCTTATATTCAATTTCATTGCTTTCAAGAAGTTTTATAAAATTTTCTTTTTGTTTTTTGAAGGTACCATCATATCCCAACCATTCCAATAATAATATATACACGTGTATATATCGTAATTCTGATGCCCCCCCCCTGGGGCATCGTCTTTTCCCAGTCATACTATCCCATAACACATCAAAGCCAAGGTTATCTTTGATCTCAAATTCAACTTCTTTTACAAAGGTTAATATATCCATTAACTCTGTACTATTTTCAAGAGCCAATAATACTCTATCATCTAAGTAGTAGTTCTCCATATTTTCGTATTTTATTACCTTTAAATTTAACCCAACAAAAGGCTACGGGCCGAGGTAATCAATTTTCTGCAAATTTTAAAGGCAATATTGTCTTTAAAATTAATTAGATTCCAGAAATTTTAACGCTTCTGGATGTGCTTGAATTACATCAAAGTCAAATTTTTTGATGAATAAACCTTCTAGGGTTCTAACACGTGATAAAGCAGTATAAGCTTGACCATATTCAAATGTTTCCCTTAAATCTATACTTACATAGTCCAATGTTGAACCCTGACAAGCATGAATTGTTAATGCATAAGCAATTTTTAAAGGAACCTGTACAGCATAACCAACTAATTTTATTTTTCCATTTCTTAAAGTATGATATAAGCTGAATTTTATGGGTTTAATAATAACTATGGAACCGTTGACAAATTCTACTATAGGATAGTTTTCAGGAGTAAACCCAGTTATTATACCACGACTTCCATTTACTAAATTCGGACTGATATTATAGGTTAACATAACCTGTGTTTGTTCACACACTTGCAAAGTTTCAGGTGTGGTGGAATTTTTAATAAAATTTTTAACAATGTAATCGAAAGAAATAGGACAATCTTGGTTGACAAACTCCATTATATATTCTCTAAATTCTAGACCTTCTCTGGCCAATTTGTTCAATTCTTTATCATTTAAATCATCTACCGATCGTCTGGTACAAAATAACTTTGTTGGTTTAATGTTATGATTAGGTTGAGAAACAGTCTTTTCGGGGTGCAATGTTGGTTTTTTTATTGTTGATTTGGGTGGTTTGACAAACCTTGTTTTTAAAATTTTTTTTACTTGACGATCAACAAGACCTATACGTACCTTATTTAGAATTGTTTTGAATATATGGTCATTTTGTCTCATAATGTTTCTAAGTTCTACAATAGTGTCAATACACTTTCGAAATTTTGATGAATGGGTTATTAGGGTTGAATTTTGACTTACACATGGTAATTGGAAGAGATCTCCAGAAACTACCAATTGAATCCCTCCAAAACGCAACTTATTCTCTCGTATTTTTCTGGCTACTCTTTCAAGTTTGTCAAAAAGGTCTGGATGAAGCATACTAACTTCATCTATAATTAATATGTTTAACTTTAACCATAATTCTCTTTTATCTTTATTTCTTATTATTTTATCGTATAGATCTTCCACATTTTCTTTCCCCAGTCCTATTCCCAAAAAAGAATGGAGTGTCGATCCACCAATATTCAAAGCTGAGATGCCGGTAGTAGAAGTTAATCCTATAACTTTTGATTGGTGGTTGAAACAAAAGTATTTAATTAAAGCCGATTTACCTGTACCAGCTGGCGCATTTATAAATACATTTTTTTTAGTTTTAATTAAGTCCAAAACATATTCTTGTTCAGGATTTGGTTGAAAACTATCACTGATAGTAATAGTGTGTTTTCTATTATAGTTCTCCCAATACTTTACCCAAAAATATTGATCTGTTATAAACATCACATCTTTATAAGGCAAATGTATAAGTATGTCAATTTTTAATTCCAAAGGTAGATTTTTAGCATTACCGTTAAACATATCCATTTTGTTTATTATTATTTTTTGTTCAAATTCATTTTTATAGTACACTTGTAATACTACACAAACAACATATTATTTCTATCATGATAATGGACAATCTAACATCTACAATACACAGGAAATAAATGGCAAGTGGAGTAAATTTTAAAACTTATGACCCTGTGGCACAATTAGTTGCTTCTGGAGGTGGAGGTGGTGGAGGTTTACCCTCTACTGGAGGTACCATGACCGGAAATATAAATATGACCGTACCGTCTAAGATTATACAATGTCAGGCTCCTTCTGGTGTATGTGACCTTACAAATAAACAATATGTTGATAATGCAATTTCAACTGCTATTGCTGCTTTAGGCGCGCCTTTGTTGCCTTTATCTGGAGGTACTATGACTGGTGCTATAATCCAACCATTAGCACCAATTAACGCCAACGATTTGACTAATAAAATTTATGTGGATAGTAAGGTTTCTACACCAAATTCAATTCCCGGTACATCTATTACGAACAATAGCATTACAAATGCTCAAATTGCCAACAACACAATTACAAGCGGTAATATTCAAGATGGAACAATAACTGGTACTGATATTGCACCAGCTACAGTCGCTAATAGTAATATTGTTCCTGGACCTGCTAGCACAATTAAAGGTACTAATTCACTTATAAATGTGGATAATTTTGTTATTGGTACAGGTTTGATTTTATCACCTGGACCTGGTCCAACATTATCTGTTGATGCAACGATGTTAGGTAAAGCTGGAAATACTCAATTTGGTGTGGTTGAATTTGACCCTTCGGGAGATTTAAAAGATAATGGTGTAAATACCGGTATTGCAAGAATTAAACAACCGGCTATTGGTCAGACACAATTAAATGCGGGATTCGATTTAACTGGAAATTTTGTAGCAAGTAAAGCAGGTGCATTAACTGGAGTTGCAGTTCCAAATGGTACTCCGTTTACATTTCAAAATTTAATATTTCAAATGGATGATATTTCACCTAGAAGTTTAAAAATTAAACTTGTTTCCAGTGGTGTTCCAACACCTTATATTGTTGGCGGTGCACAACCTTACTGGGATCAAGGTATCGCGGATCCACCAACACCTTTTGTGACTGGTAGATATATTTACAGAAATGTTGATACTACAACATTTAAATTTTTATCTGAGAGGACAGCCAATGAACCTACTGGTAGTACATTAGTTACAGCACCTTTTGATACGACACTTGCAGCGGCTCCTTCAACAACAGGAGAAGGTTATATTGAAATTTATAATTTTTATATTAATGATGGAATTGATGATTGTGGTTATAGGGTAACTTCAATGTTTTTTAACCCAAACAGTTTTATAGTTGTGGAACGATTAACCAGCTAGATTTTTTTTAATTTTAACCCTTTAAAGGGTTAAAATTAAGTATATTTTACAAATTTTTTTTAAGGTAATTAAGATCTGTTCTTAATTGAACTATTGAAATAAAATCACTATTTAAACTAACAAATTCTTCAGGGTCAATAAAAGGATTAATTTTTAAAAGCCAGAAACAGATACAAGAAACCCAGAAAGAGGTTGTTTTATCGTTTAGAATTTTATTTTTTTTAAGGTGTCCAGCTATTACAATTTTTTCAATTTCATCATAATTTTTCAAAGATATATGGTACTTTGAAAGCAGCTCTTGAAGTTTTTCTTTGTGTGTTGAAGCGAAAGAGTGTATTTGACCTTTAAATTTTTTTATTTCATCGATATTAAGTTTTATGGTCTTTTGTGAGTTCGCAACCGAAAGTGATAATATATTATCACTTTCTTGAATTGCTATCTGACACATTTTTAACCCCTTTGAACCATTTTTATAATCTATATTGAATTTGTGAAGCATGTCTTCAAAATTTTTTGGTTTTTCAAGGTAACGATAAGTATAATAAAGAGAAGCACACAAAATTGATCGTTTATTGATTCCTTTAACCATTTTGTTCTTTGATGTCAAATTGAAAATTTTTTCGGTAATAGTTGTTGTTGTCGAGTCGAATATACCAAATTCTTTCTCTAAAGTATTTATTATGGTCGATTTTGTCTTCAGCAAATTCAACATTGGTCCATTATAATTAGTGGTGAATTCGGAACAAAAACTCTTCTCAAAATGAATATAACAATCGGCACATGTCGATGTACCATATTCATCCAATACAATATTATGGTGATTACACATTCTTATTTGTTTATTTATACTTTTTTTTGAAAAATTCATTTTTTGGTCTTGTAATAAGCTTAATTACGTATGGAGGTCAATTGAAGTTTTAAATTCAATATTTCCATCTCTTTTTCCAATAAAGACGATTTTAGCCTTTCCTTTTCAATCTCAAGATCTTTGTCTTTTATGGCCAAATCTTTCATTAACAAGTTAATATCTTTACCCTGAATTTCAATGTCTTTATTTTTTATGGTTAATTGATAGTTTAAGTCTTTAATTTCTTGTATTTGAAGGTTATTTTTATCCACCAATTGTTTTAAACATCCACCGTATTGGTTATATAAATCATTGTATTTATCTCTTGTTTCAGACAATTCTGTTTTGTCAAGGATAACAAGTTCCTTAAAATTTTCTAAAGAAAAGTTAGAATTGTACAAGGTAAAATGTTCCTTAATATCATTTTCTGCATTTGTCACATAAATTGGGTCGATATGAGCATAAATTTCTAAACTTACTTTTACTCCTTCAATTGAACCATAAGTTATTTGATGTTCTCCCGTACGCCTCTTTAGATCAATAGTACGTCCCCACTTGTATACCATACCAGTTGTAAAATTTTTCAATATTTCTTTGAAATAGTCCAATTTCTTCAAATCTTTCACTTTCCCGAGAGAAAACAGATAAATACATGGCGTTCCACATACCGACTTACCAAGAACAGTTTTAACAGATTTAGGGTCTGCTTTAAGCACAGTTCTTGAAACTTCTTCTCGTTGTTGTTGTGTGCCCATATGAGCAGTATATATTACTTTTGTAGCCCAACTACGGAAAGTTCTAGCTATACCTGAACGCGATTCAAAAACAACCTTTAATAGACCATTGTATGTTAAAAATATACATGGTTTAATTCCATCTGTAGATGACCCGTCGCTACCGGGTTTAATACGAATAGAACAAATATGATAATCATCACCTTTAATAAAATTTCCTCTTTTATCGTTGATGGTTTTTGGTAAGTTTTCCATCTCAAAAATTCTACTAATATCTTTAGCCTTGAATAAAACCTTATCTTCGCTTCTTTCTCCTCGTACTTCAACATTTAGAATATGACCATTTTTATCCTTGAAACATTCTTCTTCCGTTAGTTCGAGTAAAGGTGGCGCATCTTCATATTTGTACCCTTCTGTTTTTCCACACAATTTAGGTATATTTTGAGCAGCCCAACGTAATCCAACTAATAATTTAGATCTTTTATAAGTAAAGACTGATTCACACCATTCATAATCTCCATCGTTAGATTTCGTCTGTCTAACCACCTTGTAATCAAGAATATTCTTTTTTTCTATTATTTTTTCCGGTCCTTTTTGAGCACAACCATAAAAGAATTTTGGATCGTACTCTCTTAATTCATCTAGTAGATAATAGTCTCTACCTTCGTATGTATATACTGTGAGTTCCATTTATTTTAAATGTACATTCTTATAAATCTAATAATATTGTCTTATTATGGTTAAATGATCTACTATCTTCGAACAGAAATACAAAAATATATCTGATATAGATAAACCATTAATATTAACTCATTTATTCATGTTTTGAAAACGTCAATAATAAAGGATGAAAGCCAACAATAAAAAATTAATTTTGCTAGATCTGGATAATACTCTCATTTGTGCAGAAGACTTGGCATCTGTTCGTGATGAGAGTAAAATGGTGAAAGCACGCGAAAAATTTCGTACTGTTAGAATGGAAGATTACTACGATATCTTTGAACGTCCTCACTTACAAGAGTTCTTGGATTATCTCTTTGAACACTTTAATGTTGGTGTATGGACCGCTTCTTCCAAAGATTATGCAATCTTTGTTGTGAAAAATTTCATAACACAACCCGAAAATAAGATTAGATTAGACCGTAAAATTCAAATATTTTTATGCTCTCATCACTGCAATGTATCAAAAAAATATTTTAAAGGTATAACAAAGGATTTAAAATTAATAAGTGAAAAATGGAATATAAAAGACCTAAAGGATATCATATTGGTAGATGATTTGGAAAATTTAGCTGAACATCAACCTAATAATGTTATTTTAATAAAACCATTTTTTTATGACAAAGAAGAAGCATATGAAGATAAAGAATTGTTTAAGGTAAAAGAAAGCCTTAATTCGTTTACTTGAAACATCAATTAATTTTTAATAGTTTTTTGACTATTAAAAATTTAACAAAATACTCTGGTTGTACTATCAAATACTTTACGACAAAGTGGACATTTTTTGCCTAAAAGAGGATTTTTAGCACATGAAATACAAGTGGCTAAATGGTTACATGGACTAAAAATAGTATTTCGAACGTTACTTTGACATACTACACATGTATTTTTGGTTTCTAAATCTTGAAGACTCGTTTTAACCTTTAAATTATCTTTGATGATATCGTTATTTTTTTTACATACTTCACATTCACAGTCGGAAGAGCAATCATTTTTAATCAATTCTTGAATTGTAAAATTTGGTATACTTTCATCTTCTTCGCTAGGTGTTCGTTCTGATGTTTCTTTTTTTGGTCCTGTTCTGGGATTTTCAGCTCGAGAACCGAAAACATGAATATTTTCAAGTCCGTGCAATGCACCCATTATATGTATTATAGGTTGGAATGAATCATCCATTATTAGTTCTTGAAACATATTAAGAACCTCATCTTCCAATGATGAGGTTGAACCTTCATTGCTGTTAAGTCTACGCAAGGGAGAGTTATGATCTTTAAATATAAGAAAGTCGATAAAATCTTGTTTACGCATTCTTGATACATTTCGACCATTAAAACCTCTCCTTGTTAGGCCTTTATCTAAAGCCATATTTTTAAGAGTTGTTTTGTCATGCATTTTTAGTATTGATTCCTCCATTTATTATAATTATAATTATAATTTTATCCTCTTCTCAAACTCGAGAAGTAGTAATTAATGGAATACTATTTGGGTGTGGTCGAAAACTATCTAGTACTTCATTGGATCCATCAAACACATAAAATAGTATAAACCAACCCAATATTAATAATGGTAATCCCAGTCCATCGCAAATTTGATTGTTACGTTGGAATGGTAGTATAAAAAATTCAGTAGATACAATAAGGATCGAGGCAACCAAAATTAATATTATATCTTTAATTTTATATTTTAAGGTTATTAATGCTATTAAAGACGATAATAATACTGAACATGAAAGTAATGGAAGTTTTGGCTGAGTTATAAATTTTTCTTCTTTAAACTCAAATACAGCCCAAATTACACTAATTATAACTACAGAAAAAATGGAATGTTTGAGGATTCGATTACCTTTATGTTTCATTGATATGCATATAGCAACAACAAGCCATCCACAAATATATAAAGCAACACCTCCGTATTTAACAATATTTAAAAAAGTTTGGTCTGGGGAATCATTATATTTACGATAGTACAAATCAGTTAAAAATTTCTCTCCTCCAAATCTTAAACACAAACCAATAACAATGAATCCTACTGCTGTAGTATAGATTGGCATAAACATTTTCTTTTCTATCTTCATTTATTAGTTAAATTTTTATGTAGTTTGACTGTATGACTATGATCTCATAATTTTTCCAGTAGTGCACTGATTGGTATATAATTTTAATGGTTTTTTAAACCATTAAAATTTGTAAAAGGGGCCTGAAAGCGGTTAGTAAGCAGCGTACAAGCTGGGTATAACTTTTTTGAAACCCTTACTCTCTAAAGTTAAAATAGCCATTTCCGATGCTTTTTTTTCGGCATCTTTTTTAAGAGCTGCAGCACCTTCTCCAAGAAAATTATTATGTTTATCATATACTTTGGACACAAATATATTTTTATCGTTCTTTAGAACCCTTTCTGTTTTATAAACGGCTTCTGATCCCAATTGTTCTTTATATTGGTCAAACACGCCCTTAAGTCTATTTTTTGAATCAACTAGTATGTTGTAATCAATTTGAAGAGTGTAAGGTTCAAATAACTTTAAAAGTAAAGCATACGTCAATTGATATGCTAAACCGGGTTGACTTCTATTTGAGTCGGAATAGTCATATATTACAAATTCAATAACACCAATTAAGGCTTCAAAAACATCTTCAAGTAACTTTTTTTTTGATCTATGTCTTAATTCTTCTGAAGCTGATATAAATATCCACATACCCAAATCTTCAGCAATTTGCGAAAGGTTATCTTTTGACCCTAAATTAATTTTCATACGAGCAACAATTTCAACAGCTTCAGCTTTACCTCTCAACTGAGGAAATTTCTCATATGAACTCCATACTATGAATTTACCAATGGTTACATCGCCCATTTGTTCAAAAAATTCATAGTTATTTTGTTCATCGGCACTAGATGAAGTGAAAGCCGTGTTGAAAAAAGGTATAGTTTCATCATTAATATATTTATTTAAATAAGCTTCATTAGCACCTGTATATTTAAAGATTTTGATAAGAAAATCTTTAAATGAGTCGTCTCTTGGACCATAATATATTTCAGTATTATTTTCCATCTTTATTTAAGGGTAAATTTTGGCTATAAATTTCAATTTTCTTGGTTTGAAGAATTTTAAACTTCTTTGAAGTTTAAAATTTAAACATCATATTTTTGGTCATTAATAGCCTTCATCTCATCTATAAGTTCTTCTTCGGTTATCTGGCTATCTTCAATCTCAATATCGTTATTTTTGAAAGTAACATTTTTAAGCTTCAAATTCTCCTTAATTCTGTTATAAAGAGTTTTCGAATTCGGACTACATTTGAAGTCTAACAGAACCACTAAATTGGGAAATAAAGTTCTTTGGGTTTTAAGCTTCTTTGTAGTATAACTATCTTGAGCTCGAATGGTATAGTAGCCCATAAACTCAGGATCGTTACGTTTAAGAAGAACAAATCTTTCACGTTTTGTCTCGTCTTCAGGTTGTGGAGCTCTATCTTCGACTGCAATACCCAATTTACGTTGGATTTTCTTGTTTTGTTTCTTTAACCCTTTGGTTTCATCGAGAAGTTCTTCGTTCTGATCTTTGACTTCTTCAAGAGAGATACCGAGTGAACGCATATATTGTTCTTGCCGAGCCATAATTAGTCGTTGTTCATTCAAAGTTTCTCTATCCTGTATTCTATCTTCTTCTTGTTTTGCAATTGTAAGATTTAATTTAGCCATAGATTCTTCTAAACTTGTTATCTTTCTTTGGGACTCGCGATGGTTGAAATATAGCGTATATTCAACGTATAGCTTGAGTAGCTCTTCAAGATCTATATAATATTGTCGTATAATGTGACCATTTTTAGTTTTAAGTTGCATGATGGCCATTTTTAGATCATTGGGTTCCATGATCAGAAACTTAGAACATGATTGAGCGCCTTCATTTAATATTGCTAATTCAGCTTTAACACTGGGAAAAAGTTCAATTCGTTTATCATCTTTAGTCAATTCATTGAAGGAAATATCATTACGTTTTAACATTTTTATAAATGCCTTCTTTTGTTCTCGTATATCACCTTCGTATCCAAACCAGTCTAAAACCGGTGGGGACAGATGTACCCACCGGTTTCCAACCACAACTTGCCAAAAGTAGTCAAACATGGTCATATTAAGCTTAAATTTTGTTACTTCGATAAACTTCATGATATCAAGTAGTTGAAAGCTCTTATCTAAAGCTTTACGTATTTTAGGGTTACTTGAACCATTTTCAGTATCAATTTTAATACCTAAGAAATCAGTAGGTATATTATTTTTCTTGATAGCAAGGTTAGACATGTCTTTATTTTCATCTTCAGAATCGATAAAAAATTCATTTTTTGTTTGGTCTTTACGAACCTTTTCTAAAATAGTATAAATAGTAGGTCTTGAGACCTTAAATTGTTCCGATATTTTAGATACCGATACTCCTTTTTCGTGCAATACAAAAATTTCTTTACGATCATCTTCTGACAGTCTATTTTTAACAACTTTGGTTTCCATTTATTACTTGGAAAAAATAATTTAAAAATAAAGTAATTCTAAACAAAATTGTCAAGTAATCTGAATCCAACTAAAATTCAAAAATTTTTTAAACTTTGCAAGTCTATGGTTATACTAACCTTAAAAAATATAAAACTGTTTGCTATCCACTAACAACTTTAATGGTTATTTAAACCATTAAAGTTAAAATTTGAAATTTTTCCTACTACTACCCTTGCTTTCAAAAAAATACTTAGTGCCAAATGGCATATTTTCGACTTTCATATCATGATTTGAGTTCTCTACTTGATTGGAAACTTGTTGTTTAAAAATCCTTGAAGACTGTATGTATTAATTCCCAATAGAACTATAAAAATAAGTCCCAAGAAAATATTTCCGAAAATGAAGTTTCGAGAACCTTTAAAAATTGGAATCATAACTATGATAACCAAAAAGGCGATAACAAGATAATTTTTCTTTATATCAAATTGTGGAAGTGAAGAAGGTGGTGTGGGTGGTCCAGGTACTGGAGGTGGCGGTCCTGGTGTTGGAGTAGGAGTAGGTGGAACAGGAGTAGGAGTAGGTGGAACAGGAGTAGGAGTAGGTGGAACAGGAGTAGGAGTAGGTGGAACAGGAGTAGGAGTAGGTGGAACAGGAGTAGGAGTAGGAGTAGGTGGAACAGGAGTAGGAGTAGGTGGGGTAGGAGTAGGTTTGGGTGGTACAGGTGTTGGAGTAGGTTTGGGTGGTACTGGTGTTGGAGTAGGAGGAACAGGTGTTGGAGTAGGTTTGGGTGGTACTGGGGTCGGTGGCACTGGTGTTGGAGTAGGAGGAGCTGGGGTTGGTTTGGGTGGTTCAGGTTTAAAAACACAGTTAACATCGTTTTTAACATTGTCTATGGTCACATCTCTATCTTTAATAATATTATAGATAACATCACAAAAGTTAGATGGACAAGTTGGATTCTCTACTTCGGTTGTTTGTAGATATGACTGTGGATTGGCGCATGGAGTAAACCAACATCCATCGTTAATAACTTTACCAACTTTAAGGTTCCGATAAACATCATTTTGAGCTCGATTAACACATTTACAATCAGGGGTATTGTTGACTGCACAATAGTTTTGAACAACGGTATCCTGAACTCCCTTGACTTGTTGATTGAACCAACCACGACATAATTCACCATCTTTGCCTGTAGATTTTAAGCGTGAACATTTTGGCATATTTTTACCAGTTTCTGGGTCTATAACACAAGTATCTGAAGATTGTTGACAATAATTGGCTATAATAGTATTATAATCTCCATGAGTGCCGAAGCGTTGCTTGAAGTTATCAATTTGATTCAATGTGTTGATTTTATTTACGTCAAACATACATTGGAGATTTGGTCCTTTTCCATTCCAGGTGACATGAGATAACGGATCTCTTTTGTGAGAGTCCATTCCAATAGCACATTCTTCAGCGTTTGGTTTGGCACAATGTAATTTGTCAGGGCAAAAGGGCAGACAACAATTTTCAAACCCAAAATTCCAATCATCTTTAAGATCGGTTTGACCACATCGACGTTTAGTAGTGGTCCAAAAACACGAACCACATCCACATGGTTGACCTGTATCATAAGATGTTTTAGTAGATTTTTGTACGGTAAATCCGTTTACGGTTGAAGTCATTTATTAACTGGTCATTATTTGCCGTGTTTATGATAGCAACCAAAATAACTACTTATTTTATAATGGTTTTTAAAACCATTATAAATAAAATTTATTAACTAGATCGTTAATCATCCTTTATTTATAATTTTTTGGATAAAAATTTAACTTTCAATTATAAAGGTTATAATTGTTTTCAGTTCCAAAATTATAAATGGTCCTACCATGTATGACATTGAACCAGTAAGAAGAGAAATGGTTGCAAAAATTGGTAATGTTAATGGTGCAACAATGCTCACAACACAAGCACTTACAATCAAAGTGCTTTTTAAAATATAAGTTTTTAATGGAATTTTACCCCATTGAAATCGTGATTTATTTTTGTATGAAGTCATTATTTATTGTTTGATTATTTTGACCATAAAAATCATTTTATTTTTTTACAGTTTTGAGCTTTAATTTGTCCTTATTTGGTTTATCGGTAAGAGTTACTTGTCGGAGACCATTAATTATTTCTACAGTTGTAGAATCAACATTTTTCACACCCGCATTTGAAAGGATATTTTGAACCTTTTTTTCCTTTTCTTTTTTACTTATATTTTTTTTCATACTAGTTGATTCAACCATGAGAGTAACATGTTTATTATTATGTTTAAAAATCACCCCATCTTGGTTATGATTTTTTAAATAAGAGATAATTCGAGTTTTGGTATCTTCTTCACCTTTTTTGTACTCTTTAATTTTATCTCTATAATACATCAGTTGTTTACATTCGTCTTCAAGAGTCATTTATTATTGAAAAACCATATGTTCTTCTTTTATACCCTTTTCAAGTATAAAAGATATTATTTTTTTTAATGGTCTTCATCGTCCAAATGTAAATTTTCGATTGGAAGGTGGTCAGCGAAAACATTAGATAGTATTCCGCTTAAAAGATTATTTTCACCATCGGCAAACAAAGTTCCAACCTTTCCAACAAGTCCCATAAATTGAACCATGTTAAAATTGTTCACATCAATTTCTTCAATGGCATCAATCAGAATTAAAGTTTTTGAATGGTCTTCAGAGCCATTTGTCAACAGCAATTCACGAGCTTTTTGACATGCTACTTTAACGACTATAGAAATATCCAAATTTTGGGTTTGGAAGTCGCCGAATAAATCTTTGGCAATCATCATCTGCTCTTCTCTAGTCAAATCAGGTAAAAATTTTGACTTTAAATCTCTGAAAATTTTATCAATATAAAGCTCTTCGGGACTTTTATTTGTATTGTTAAGAAGATTCCAAATATGGTTCAAATGATCTTTAATTACATCCTGATCATCTTCCTCTGCTTCTTTAAACGTTTTTTGAAAATCAAAAGCAAAAGAATCATTATCAGTGACAAATGAAATGTTTGGTTCAACCAAATCTTCAAAATTACCCTCAGTCAAAATGGTTGAATTTGTATCAAAGAAATTCTTAAATCCTTTAATCAATTTAACATATGATTTAACCTTTGTTTGATCGATATGATTAACTATGGTGTGATAATCTTTAAAATTTTTATTTTCAGTTACAGAAGATAAATCATCCATAAAATTTTTTATTGAATCAAGAAGATCAACATTCACTTCTTCTATTGTTGTTACTGTAGATTGTACAACTTCAGAAGAAATTTGTTCTTCATGATTATTTTCATTCATTGCATTGGTATCCATTTTATTATATGCGTTAATTCTTACAAAATATATATATTTAACATTTAAAAGTATTGAGAACCATTGTTTATTTAAAACTCTTATAAATTACTAATGATTAATAAGACTTTATCGGTATTTTGTAAAATATCGAAAAAATTTCTCGACTAGATCATTCAAATCACAATAACTTTTACTACTCGTAAACTCAAATTACAACAAATATAACTCATTTATCCATAAACACCATAACTTGAGAAACGAGTAACATTTTTAACCACAAAATTAAAACTTTTCAAAATTTTTGAATTTTCGGATTTTTGGGGGTCGTCGACAAAAAGGAGGGCGAGTCATTCCTTTTTGTCGAGTTGCGATCAAAAAAATCTTCAACTTCTCACTCCTTTCGACTTGATATGCTAGACTACTTAGATTGTGCATTTTTGAAAACTGAAAATTTGACCTACCCAAAGAACCATTAAATTTCGAGTGTAAAGTTAACTTTTGGGTTTGAAAGAAGCATAATTTGATTCAGCACCGTAGTTTTTCCATTGTTGAGTGTAGGAGAGAAAATCGGGTGATCGCAGACATGTAAAAAAGGAAGAATTCAAACTTCTGAATTTTTTCGAGGAAATAACTCAAATTACTAAAAATGGAGTCGAAAGATCTCAAATAGTTCAATTGAGATGTCAAGTTGAGTCAATTGAGTAATGTAGAGAAAATTTTTTGAGGAGATCATTCAAACTACACTTTGAATCACGACAAGAAAAATAAATTTAAATTTTAAAGTTCAAAGAACTTTAAAATTTACTCGCATCATAGTTTTTATTGTAGTTTGAATAATTTACAGAAAAATGTCGGCTTTAGAACTGAGATAACACGCTGAATTTCTCATTTATCCACATAACCCATACCAAAGGTCTGGGTTATACTCGTTCAAACTATTTTTTAACCATCGAGTTTGACCATACAACTATTTTTTAACCTCAACTACCCCATTTTGCAAATTGTTGTTTTTTGAGTCGGATTTTTGGAATGTCAAATGAGTCGTCTCATTTTCTCATTCTGTTGAATCTGACAATCGGTGGTTAGAACAACTCAATTTAACAATAAATAAATGCAACAGTTAATAATTCCATTAGCGATACTACTAATCGTGGTCTTATATTATGCTTTTAAACCTGTTCGGGCCAAAGTTAATATTTTACAAGACATTACAACCTTAAAAACTCATACAGTCAATATGTTGAATAAGGTACTTAAAGTCGATACCACTAAACTGATCGATTTTCATATACCCGATGTTCATTGTGATGGTGTCATTGACCGTATTTTGTCTCCAGAAGAGCTGGTTAAATTAAGTCATGATAATTTGGCTTTATATAATAAATTAGTTGCGTGTGGTTATACTCGTACTGTCGGGTTACTACACGGATTTGCTCTTTGGTCCTCTATGTCTAAAACAAAGGATATGAAATCTTTTCAATATTTTGTGGATTGTATTAACCATGTAGAGTGGAAAGATCCAACTCTTTTTATAGACTTTCATTCAACCAAATCTAAAATTGGTAAATGTATCGTATAAATATCTTATTTTACATTTTTATGCTTAATTAAGCATAAAATATATTTTGTTTAAATGTCACGTTTAGAGTCAGCCGAGTTAAAATATGTTGATTATCGCCTTTTATTTCATATGGTGGGGTTTGATAGTACTCTATCATTTTTTGATTTTTCTAAACAACTCCATTTCCTGTATTCTTTACCACCTTCAATACATAGCTTAGTGGCATTAAAGTAACCAGTCGTTTTATCAATGACGAGTTTAAAGTCGCCAAAAATACCATAATAAAACGAGTCTTTAATATGCTCGTAACATACTTCAGTTAAATCCATGATTTATTTATACCCATGAATTTTTTTAAAAAATTCATTTTTAAAAAATGGACCATATTTTTGTGTTATGAACAAAATATTTTATTAAATACCATTAAAATTTATTCTTTAGATCTGAAGATGGCTTTTTCAGAATCTGGTAAAATATAATCCATAAGATAGTAATAATTACCACCAACAAATCCAGGGTTATTCATAATCATCAATGAATATTCTTCATTTATTATGGTCGATGGTAATAATTCTTCTTTAAATACATGTTGAATATTTGAATAAAGGTTTAGTTTATCCATTTTTTGTTCTATTAATTTTTTGGAGGTGGAGAAGAACATATCGTAAGAATCCAAACATTTAATATTATCAACCAATTTTAAAAAGTTATATTCCACCATAACATCCGATATAATTTTATATTTGGTAAGGTTAGTTTCTTCTTTAAATTTAATTTTTTTTTGTTTTAGTGCCCAACTTCCCAAATCCAAGTAAAGGTTTAAAATACCCTTCAACAATGGTTTGAGACAAGAAAAAAATTGTTTTAAATCTGGATCTTTGTACCATACACATTTAACAATTTTTTCATCGCCTTTCAAGTTAAAAGTATCCCCAAACCATTTCTGGCCATCGTTGTTCTGACACTGAATCTTACCCAAGACATATATCATGTTGTCTTTCATATAAAAACAACTGTTGTCTTCCTTAAACCAGACAAGGTTCATTAGATCTTCAAAGTCATATTTAACGCTTAAAAATTGAAATGATTCGTCTAGCCTTAAAATTTTATTATGAATATCGTTTAAATACAAGCTATGACTACCCATAATTTGATTATCGGTATGTTTATTTAAGGTTTTACTGAACAAATATGTTCGTTGTGGTATATCAATACCGCATTCTAATTTGTTTGGATGAATATAATTGTTCTTTTTTTTAAAGGTAATTGTACCATCATTAGAATTTTCCATAACAAGGTTCACATCAAATTTACCAGATAATTGATTTATTAAGGTTATTATAATGTCCAAATTCGATTCAAGTTTTTCTTGACACCCCGATACATGTTTCAAGGTATTATCATACCCTTTGATGGTCTTGAAACATTTTTGACAAAAAAAGCCCAAATCCCTATGAACCGTACATTTTTTTGTTTTTTGATGGGTACTTAGACCCTTTTTTTCTTCAAAGGTTAAGTCGCAATAGTTACAGTCATACATTTTATTTATGCTATTTTTTTATTTATTTTTTTCATTTTTATTTAAACTTGAATTGACCTTGTTTCATTAATCACAGGGAAAACGTGCCACACATGTGTGGCACGTTTCAAGTAACTCTTTATCGGGTAAATTGCCCGCGCAAGAAGAATATGATTCAATTTTAACCTTTAAGAAGGTTAAAATTAAACAACACAATTTCAGTAGAAGACGCTAGCAGCTGATTTCTTAGCTTTGTTCTTATTCCACCACCACATAAGAACAATAAAAACAATTACGATAATTAAGGCATATAAGAACCACATCTTATATTTTTCAAACCAAGTTTTGACATCGTCAAAACTAAAGTCTTCTCTAGTTAATGGATGATATCCAACTCCACCTGGATGGATTGCATTTGAATATTGGCCCATACCCTCTGGGGAGTATTCGACTACGTTACCGTACTGGTCTCTGTAATACATATTTATTAACTGAGTAAATTAAAAGTGTTTGAACAAGGGGCTGGCTCTTCACCGGTAAAAAAACCTTTATGGTCAATTTTTCCGCTTCGTAGTGACTATCAAATGGGTGAAAAAAGCATAAAAATATATTCAAGAAATTGAATTTTTTATTAGAAAAAAAGGCTTAAATAAGCAGTAAATAAAATGCAGTTAGATTACGACTATTTTACGACTTCTGAGTGTAAAATTTTAAAGTCGAGGGTTCAAACAAACCCAAGATACAAAAATTTTACACAACTATATTATACTGTGGGCGACATTGAACAATTTTGGGTTGCCCGCAATCTCAATGATCAAAAAAAAATTGTTTCTTCCTCGGATATTTTTGAACCTCAACTTTCACCAAACAATTTGTTTAAAAATATGGATACGTTCATTCATTTTGACGGATATAAAAATGTGTCTGGTGCTCAGGTTGAAGACACCTTTAATTATATTTTTCAAAAATTTAAGAAAGGTATCTACATCAGAATTAAAGGTGGCCAGTTAGAATCCTTTGTTCCGTTTTCAAAAGCTTTTTATATTAATGAATGGTCGAACCAAATAAAAATCAATCCAAAATATGGCTCTATAGAAAATTTTTTTAAAGTGCATCATGACCTAATGAACAAACTCAACAAGACAAATTACAAATTTAATCCATATAGGATAAATTTTAACCCAAGTTTCTGGTATGCTAACAATTGTATTTTAAGATACGAAAACCCCATAAACGAAGGAGAAAACAACTATGCTCAACTAAAATCAATGTTTTTAGAACTATGTGCTGAACGTCATCTACCAGACATGGAATTTTTTGTTAATAGAAGAGACTTCCCGATTTTAACCAGAAATGCAACTGAACCATACAACCAGATGTTTGGTGATAATGTTCCTTTAAAATCGTATAAATTTGACAAGTACATACCAATCTTAAGTATGTGTTCTTCTGACAAATTTGCAGATGTTGCTATTCCAACTCATGAAGACTGGGCTCGAATTAAATCAGATGAAGGTATCTTCTTTCCTCAAAAATGTCGAAATTATACGTTCAAATTCAACCTAAAATGGGAAAGAAAAAAGAATGTGGCAGTTTTTCGTGGTTCAAATACTGGTTGTGGTTATAACACCAATAATAATACAAGACTTAAATTGGCTAAATTAGGGTTAGAATATCCTTCATTACTAGATGTTGGGATAACTAACTGGAACCTTCGCATACGAAAAAATAAAGACTCGGATTACCTGGAAATTCCAAATGTTGATTATTTAGAGTTGGTGAATAAATTAAGCCCTGAACAACAAAGTAATTACAAATATTTAATTAATACCGATGGTCATGTTTCAGCATTTCGATTATCTCTTGAACTAAGTATGGGGTGTTGTATTTTAATGGTTGAAAGTGTTGAAAAATGGAAAATGTGGTTTTCTGATATGTTAGAACCATATGTTCATTATGTTCCGGTTAAATCAAATTTATCGGATCTTATTGATCAAATCAAATGGTGCAAGAAGAATGATGAAAAATGTAAAACCATAGCTCAGAATAGCCTTAACTTTTATAACAAATATCTAACCAAAAAAGGCATCTTAGATAACCTGGAAAAAACCCTGTTTACATTAAGAAACGATATGTATGGTGAAAACCCTCATCCAGACACTTTAGATCCATTACTGTTTCAAACAGATATAGAACATGAAGTTCTAATAAATGATGGTAAGTCTCAGGAATATAAAGTGACTGGGTTGTTCCCTAAAAACACTGGAAGAAATTATGGGGCTCTTAAAGGTTTAGAAAGATTTATTAAAATGTCAGTCAAACCCGAAAACCAAATAACTCTGGTTGGAGTTGAGGTTCAAACTTTATTTAAAAGTAAGACAACAAAGGTTCTTCTATACCAAATAGGAGCTGAGTATGTTGTGGGTAAAAAAACTATTTGTAATATGAAAAAGATTGAATTTATCCATGAAGCTTTTATTGGTAAATATGTGATGAATAACCTCCTCAAAATTTGTCCCAATTTTGTTTTTACTCTGGGTTATCGAGATGAACCATACATAAGTTATATGTATTCGGATTATGCTTTAGCCTATAATTCAAGTATAAAAGAAAACACTGTTCTTCAAGAATACATCAAAGGCCCAACTCTTCAAGAATTTTTGAAAACTTGTACAATGAAGTCATATCTTGAAATTCTCTTAAGCTTAAATTGTGCTCTAATTATTGCTCAAAGTACCTATGGTTTCGTACATCATGATTTAAAACCGTGGAATATAATGGTTAATATTCTTCCAGAACCAATTATTCTTGAATATTATTTAAGAACTGAAAATAACCAAGATCTTGTATATAAAATTAAGACAAAATACATCCCAGTCATCATTGATTATGGTAAAAGTCATGTTATATACAATAATGTTCATTATGGCGTTATTGAACCATATTCAGTTAACAAATATATTGATTTGGTAACATTGCTTCTTTCAGCCATAAATGAACTTGTTATTAGAAATGATGGACAGGCGCGAAAAGAGAATATTCAACAAAATGGTGCATCAAACCATAATTCTGAAGTTATTCAAGATCTTCTATTTTTGGTCAATTTTTTAAGTGTGGACAAAATTACCACTGTACCGGAATTAAAGGCGTTTTTATTCAAAACAAAAAAGTTTGGGAATTTGGATAAAAATGACCTTAAGTTTGAATTAAAGACAAGTAAAACATTGTTTGAAGAATTTTTCAAGTACGTGATCCCAATGACCAAAAAATATAAGATAGGTTTTGGAAAGGACAATTTAACCCTAAGTACATGGTCTTCAAATGCCAGACAAATTGCAGATATGGGTTTTGGATTAGAAGCTGAGGATAAAATCGATTCTTACCTTCAAGTAGTCAGAAGAATCTATAAAAATCCTCTTCCACAAGCAACCAATAGGTTTACAACTATTATGATTGCACAAAAAATGTTTGATGGTATCATAAAACCTAAAATGGAATTTATTGAATATGCAACTCAATCAAATTTGAACCGAAAAAGGGTAGAAAGTGTCCTTAAAGAATTTAACACAATGGAAAAATTTTTAATGGATTTCTACACCAAACAACTTAACAAAAAAATTCGAGAACCGTTTGATATTGGAGTGGACCAAAACCAATATGAAGATGTTTTAAAATTTAAGATAAAACCCAGTAGAAGGTTGTTTTTAGAGTCTTCGGAAGTAAAGGATAAAGTAAGAGAAGAAATGGTATACTTACCCATCCAATTTCCAGATTACATCCGTTATAGATCACTAATTTTAGACGTTTTAAGAGATAGAGGACCATTCAAAATGTATGACGAAGACAAGAAATTTTATTTGGACAATTTTAAGTTTATTTTTGATGAAGAATTTGTTTCCAAAGTTGTGAATATTGAAACCATTAGATTTTTCATGAATATTTAAAAATGTACACTATTTTTTAACCTCAAAGGAGGTTAAAAAATAAATTGAATTTTTTATTAAAATTCAAGGTATAATAAACTATACGATGGAAAATATTGAACTGTCCGAATGTATCTATAAACATATTAAAGATACTTTCTACTATGGAGTCTTTGGAGACTTTAAGCTTGTTATCGACAAGGCTACTGGGTACTTTAATGCCACTAAGTTATGTATTGAAGGTGGTAAAGAATATAAATTATGGGCACGTCTTGAAAAATCAAAAAAAATGATCACATATTATCAAGAAAGCCGGGGGGAGGATCTGCACCGCGGCTTTTTATACGAAATTAAAGGCGACAATAATCATAAATTACATAAACAAGTTACTGGTACATATGTGCCTAAAGAGCTAATTCTTGATATTGCTTCTTGGGTCTCAATTGAGTTTTATGACAGGTGCAATAACATCATAATAAATTATTTTGTTAAAGAGGTCAAAACGATGGATCAAGAAACCTTAAAACAAAAAATTCAAGAAGTTGAGAAATCTATGGAAAAATTAACTCTAGAAAAAGATGAGGTAATTAATGACCAAAAAGATAAAATTGATCAATTGTTGGAGTCTAACAAGAGACAAGAAGAAATTATGTTACGTCAAGAACAATACATGCGTTCACTCGGTATCTCTCTTGAAGAAGCCAAAGATCAGAATGAAGAGCTACTTGATAGTAACAAAGGACTAACAGAATAAGAAAATTCAACGTAAATTGGGGATAGCGGTCGAAGATAGAGCGCCTCAACCTGAGGACGAGTCGAAGCGCGAAAGATTTGTACTACTAAAGCGTAATGACCCCGACTGGTATCCTTATTATACCATTCGAGCTCAAGATTCATATACTACTCGTAGACTTAAGACTGAGAAGAACAATTTTCCGAATTTAGTGGTTCTTCTCGACTTTAAATGTAATCCAAATTCTAAAACTCTCTATAATCGAATTAAGGAGACTTTAAAAGCTAAAAATGTTACTTTCAAAAATAACAATATTGACCTTGAAGAAACTGAAATTAACGAAAAACAACTTGTGGAAGAAATGAAAGTTATTAACGACTCTAAACGCAAGGTTTAAAAAATTGAAATTTTATGATTAAAAAAATCATAAAATAAACATGGAACCTGAAATGCTTGAACAAAACCTTAGAAAATATTTTAGTAAACAAAAAAATATTGATTACATTATGAAAAAAACTAATGGTCCTAATCAAGTTTTAAAAATATATGAAATTTTATGTATGATTAATGACCCTAGAAATGAAGGAGAAGATAAACTTTCTCAGGCTATTAAATACCTTAAAAAAGATCAATTATTATGGTCACACCCAACTTTTGATATAGAGAAAAAGAAAATTGAAGAAGAGAACGATTTTATGGTGTGTCCATATGAGATTTCAGAAGGAGTTCTTACATGTGGAAAATGTGGTTGTAAGAAAATTTTTTCATTCTCCAAACAAACAAGATCTATGGATGAACCAACCACTATATTTGCTTTATGTTCCGAATGTGGAAATAAATGGTGTGAAGGATCTTAAAAATGTATAACCCTGTCGGAAAGGCTAAGAAGTCGAACAACACCTTGTGCCGAAAGCACAATCGTACGGATTAGTCTGAAAGGGTTAAGTTTGGTGATATGATCTTTCAACCTCCGTTTCAATTAATTTAAATTTTAATGCTTATTAAGCATTAAAATTATTGTTCTTTCAATTGAGCCTTTAGAAGTTTATTTTTGTGTTTGTATTTTTTAATGGTTTCATCCTTCTCTCTTGTAACTTTATTTAAAATAAATTTATGAATGGATGCAATAACCTCAAATACAGAAAAATTTTTCTTATCTGGATTAAAACGAATGAAATCGCAATTTAACTCTGATTTAATAAATTCTTCTCGTTGTCTCTCTTTTTGAGGATCTCGATCTCTGTGATTAAACTCGTCACACTCTATTACTAGATCGTAATCTTCCATATACATATCAACTCGATAGGTACCAACTTTAAATTGAGTATATTTTTCAACATCTGGAAAACTTTTAAATATAGCTTCAAAATGTTCTTGTTCTTTTCTGGGAGTTATAGATAAATTAAGATCAAAAGCCTCCACTAATTTTTGTAATTTATCTGGACCACATAGTCTACTTTTTGATATCAACTCTTCTAAACCACGTTTATTAATATAAACCGCTTTACCCTCATTATAGGTCATATTTTTATCTAGCAATTGAGATAATTCTTTTTTATGTTTAGGTTTAACATGAGTTAATAAAGCTTTTTTTGGGTTTTTATAACCTAAGGTTAACGCAGTATCATTTCCATCAAAATATGGTTCATTAATAGCACCAGATAACTTAATTTCATGACTCTTATCACCAATATTAACAGTTATATACTCGCGACACTTGCCAAGGTCAATTAAGGCATTCATAATAACTTCTTTTATAATTATTACTTTAAATTTTTATTGATCATTTTCCTGTATTTTCTTCTTAAAATAAATATTTTAATGGTAATTTGAACCATTAAAATAATAAATTCTTGGATTTCTGTAGTTAAAGGTTAATCACGTCTTAAGTTGAACAAAACAGCAGTTTGCAAATTTTGTTTTGGAGCTTGTGGTGACTGACTATCTTGTTCTGTAAATTGGATTTCTTCTCCGGTTGGAAGACGCCAAACAATTCTAAAATTACTTGTGGGTCTAAATCTAATGGTTTTAAAGCTCGTATCACCTGTAAATTTTGTAAATTTATCAAGTCGATATTGTCCTCTGGACATTGTAACTTTAAAATAACTCTTGTTTGCATGGTTATTTGAAAATAAATTGTTTTGTGATGGATGGTTAGTATCATAAAGTTCAACGTAAAAGAATGGGTAATCCATAGGATAACCTCCCGAACCATTGTTAATTGGAATATTAGGCAGCGAACCAGAGACCAAATTAATATTATAGGCAACTTGTTCATGTTGCCCAACTGTTGTACCGGCATATGATAATGTTCTGTAGTTATCAGATGTTTGAGTTAGTAATTCGACTACTGCCCCAGCTGGAAAAACTGCAGATAACGGTGGAGCAACAGTTGCAAAACCTGAAGTTGAGTCGTAATTAGTTACTTTGACTGTTTCTCCAGTAGTTAGTATTCTTATAAAATCTCCAAGATTTACAACAACACCAATACCAGTTAAATTTAACATGGTAGTGGTATTACCGGCACCAAGTGCTATACCTGCACTTGGTAACTGGTCCCTAATATTATATTTATCTGTAGGCGCCCAACCTCCTGGAATTGATGTAATAACTTTATGTGACGATAAGTCATAACCAGTTATTTGCACCCATGCAGCTTGAGTTTCATTGTATAAATATTTTCCAACATAAGCGTTAGCCAAGTCAGATCCTGTAGGAACAAACAATGTATTTGGAACCGAAGTAACTTGAATGGTTACAGGATCTCCAGATTGTACACCGGAATCGGTAACATTCAATTCCACATAATCCAATCCACCACTTTGAGATAAAAATTTACTCCCATCTATTCTGAAAGAGGGAGGAACATTAAATTCTGCTCCCTGATAGTAGTTGGTTAGCTGAGAGAACGAATTTACAGGAGCAGATACAATAACATTGTTATTACCCGTAAATGCAGATACAACGGTAGCATTTATTAATATATTTTGACCGGTCCATGAAACTATTGGAGCTTGGCTGCTTACAGGATCAGCAGCATTCAATCCAACATATTGACCACTACCTGACCATGGAACTTCAAACAAACATGGATTGGGCCATAAAGTGCGATTTCTATGAGTTGATACAAATTCAAAGTCAATCTTAGTCATTTATTATTTAAATGTTGAGCATATAAAATATATAAAATTAAAAATAATATCTTTCGATTAATGGTCCGGGTAAGTTGGAATCTACATAGAAAGAGAAGAGTTTCCTTATGGTATGACTGGCCAAAAATAAATCTACTCGATCTCTAGGCCACACCATGGTCGGTTTAACTAGGTAATAATCTTTTAACAATTTATGGATATTTTTACTCACTTTCATGGCATAATGATTTCCTGGTTGTAATGTCCTCTTTCCCCCAATGAACATATAAATTGTATCAACAATATCATAGTTGAAGTAGTAAGCTGGAAAATGTGATAAATCATTCAATTCAACTGGTATGGATGGTTTAGAGTCAAAGTTTTTGTAAAAATGGTTCCAAGTTTGACCACTGCGGACATATGATGGAATACTTGTCACCTTACCTGTTTTACTAACAGATGGGTAAAATTGAGTTGTGAATGGCTCAAAGTAATATTCATTGGTATTGTAATCAAAAACAACTTTTGCCTGTCGTCTACCATAATCTTTATTACTTATACGTGGGTGAAATGCCAACGATACTCCAAAATCGTTTAAAGCTACCATATATCCATAATTTGGAACTCGGTATGTTTCACCAGTGTCAGAAAGATGATATTCCCAATATCCTCCGCTAGGGATAACTTTAACCAAAATATTTTCTTTTTTTATATCATTATGAAACATTCCATACTCAAGTTGGATACATGCAACCGCAAACAAGACTTGGAAAAGAATGGATAAAATAACCTCGTCTCTCAAATCTTTGAGTTTGTCCAATGTAAAGTCAAAAAGTTCCACAATGGTTTCAGAACATTGTGTTTGAATGGGTTTTTTATCAAATTCATTTAAGGTACATTTATCGCAAAAAAAGATGGCGTATGTATAAGAAAAATTTGGACAAAATTTATTATCAATTAGATCATTAATAAGCTTATTGAACAAATACTCTATCGGATATTGTTTAACCATTGCTTTTCGAAGTTCTGATGCTGATATACGACCTTCTTTAATTGCAGCGGTTAATGGTGGATTTGCGTTGGGAATAGTCACACCATAAACATTTCCAAATGATCCATAGCCAAGTAATTTATGGTTGCTGACATATTTCAATAAGCTTTTATTTTGGGTCACACACGCCTTACCATCAGCAATTACAACAGAAGAAAAATAATATTTAATGGTCTCTCCACGCCTTTTTCTATCGTCTATAGTATAAAATTGTTGTGAATTTGGTCCCAGATTATCAGAATCGTCGGTTAACAAGTCTACTGAAACTGGAGAAGGAACAAGTGCAACAGATTGAATGGCGACCGGTGGTGGTTCATCATCTTTATGGTTTTTTACCACCTTTGGGGATTTTTTTGCTGGTTGAACTTTTTGAGGTTGTTTTTTACCCGGTTGAGAGTATAAATCGCTATGGTTGTTTTTCAACCACTTCATGCAAACAGCATTAATATCAACAATAAGGTCGACACAATCCCTATCTAATTCTTTATATTTTGGTCCATCTTTTTTGATCTTCCTGTTGGTAAGCGGATTCTTGGGGGTTGGACTACGTCTTTCTTTCTCCCACTCTTTACATTTTTCCGTATTCATTTATTAATTCAAATTTTAACCTATACAAAAAACTTTTTAAATAAATTTAATGGAACTTTATTCCATTAAATTTAAAAAGGATCGGTAATTCTTGTTGACAATTCATACCATTACAATTTCTAAATTTACAACACAACAACAAACATAGTGACTCGTACCATCATTTTCACTCGTGTATTCACAATTATGGTTAATTATATTCTTCTTCAAACCATTTTTCAACTTGAACTTTATCATCAACCAAAATATAAGATTTTTTAAAAACAAGGTTCTTAGTATCATAAACCCACAATTCACATGTATATCCAGCTTTTGCTACAGCTTTCATTTTAAGGATAACATTTGCTCTGTCTTTATAATATAGTCAACTGCTTTATCTCGAATAATTTTTAATTTCATATGATGAGTTACTCCATATTTTTCAACACAAGTTTCTTTAATACGTTCTTTTATTGTTTCGCTAGCAAAGGTATTAGCGGCCCCATAACGCGCTAGATTAGTTTTAGCTCGTCTTTTAGGAGCACATTGAGGGCATCTTCTACCACGTTTAATATCATGATAGGCCATGGTAAATTCATGGTTACTGTCACAATTAAAAACAACTTTTTTGTTGGTGATATATTTCACAATTGTGTAGTTTGGAATAGACTGTTCAATCTTTAGTTGTTCAAATCTTTCAGTTACTTCATCCAATGACTTCCGACCAGGGTCAATGCATTGACCACAAAACTTAGTAGCTTTTGGTCTCATTAAATCGAAATATTGGCCTGTTCTTTCTCTTTCACAATTACCACATTGGTATCTAAACTTGCCACCTTCAATTCTTTCAAGTAATATATGACCTGTATGATCATAAACATTATTCTTTTTTTCTTCAAATATAGAATCCATTTTATTCTTTATTTTTACCTCGAAAAACATTTCAATTTTATTTTATACTTTTTGAGCATAAAATAAATGTTTTTGTAAACCAAAGGCGCCTACAAAACGGGGAAACCCAACGCATGGGACCCAATTAAATCAATTGATTTAACCCTTTAAGGCTCTGGTAAAACTTCTTTTTCAAGTTTACTTTTATCCTTAAAGACAGCTCGGAATTTACCTTACTGCGGACTGACTGTACATTGAGCCATCCTAATTTCTAAAGAAATTTAGGACAACCGATTGATGACCCAGTCGATAGCGATCTCACTTAAGGTTACCCTTAAGCTACACCGACGGTCTTGTCCAAAAGATGTCCCCACATCTAATGAATTTTGACCGTTTTCATCAACCTTGCCTGTTCCGGTTTAGTTAAGTTTGACTAAACCACTAGGTGTCAACTGTCGTTGACGTACCACTTATAACCACTTGATCAAATTTCGAACAATTTGATTAGCCCGACTATAAGCCGACTAGACGGTACCAAAGTATCATGTTAATTCATGATTCAAATTAAGGTTGTTAAGGCCTTAATCTGGTTTCTCACGAAACCACTTCCGCCTGTTGAGGAGCGTTTAGAAGTATTTAATAAGCTTTAATACTTCTTTTGGTTACTCCGCCACTACGCTTATCAAGACTACATTAATGTAATCCCCCTATGCTTCCCAAACATCAATTTTCAATCCGTTTGATCACATAAGCATCACTCGTAGATAATGGGTGTTACCATTAAATCCTTATGATGGGCTGACTGTACATTGAGCCATCCTAGGTTATTTATAACCATAGGACAACCGATTGATGACCCAGTCGATAGCGATATCACTTAAAGTTACCCTTAAGCTACACCGACGGTCTTGTCCAATTTCTTGAATTTTGACCGTTTTCATCAACCTTGCCTGTTCCGGTTTGATTAAGGATAATCAAACCACTAGGTGTCAACTGTCGTCGACGTACCACTTATAACCACTTGATTAAGTTTCAAGAAACTTAATTAGCCCGACTATAAGCCGACTAGACGGTACCAAAGTATCATGTTAATTCATGATTCAAGGTAATGGTTTAACAGACCATTACCATCGGTCCCTCGCGAGACCACCTCCGCCTGTTCAGAACTAGTTTTTTTTCAATTCTGACAATATTGTTGTTAACAGCAACTATGACAAATTCGTAACTTTGTGCATAATTTGAACCTGCTTGACCACCAGTACCTCCTGCTGCCGCAATTGCTGCCGGACTTGCGGACGGAACTACAGATACATTAGTGAGTTTACCGTAATTGGTAGAACCCATTGGATCCAAGTCATAAAAGTGAAGAGAATATGAGTACAGATGATATCCAATGAATGATGGAATGGTTGGAGCATGATAGAATGGATTAATCAAAGAGAAGTAATCTGATCCCATGGCACCCAAACGATTTGTGTTCTCATAAATCAATGTTGTATTGGCAATAGGGTCAAATGAACCTGTTGGTTCATAATTAACTGTTGCACCAGTAACAACTGGGGAAGAAGTAGCATAATTTGACCATTCTGCCGTAGATGTTTTATTTCGTACAGCGAAGAATAATGCTTTGATTGCGTGAGAGAAACGAATATCAAATGTTGGACTGGCATTGGTCAAAGGCACATAATTTTGACGTGGTGCTGTTTGTACCTGTTCAATCAAAATGTCCCGTATAGCACAACCCATTCTACGACGTTCTTCGTTGGAGACGATGGCATAGTTAGCCCATACTTGAACTGGTCCCAAAACTGGAGCAGTTAAAATATGAGTACCAACAACAATTGGAACATATGGACTAGCTGGTGGGACCAAAGCACTATTGGTTAAAATCAAAAGTTCTGACCAATCTCTGAAGTTAAAGTTGATTTGCATTTCATTGTAAGGCAAAGCAGCTGTTGGTAGAGCTACGCCAGTATCTCGAGAGAAAAAGAATGGAAGTGGAAGATTAAGGTTAACACCACCAACATTTCCCAACGTACCACCCGGTGCGACTGGATTGATCAAAGATGAAACGTTACCAATCATGTTGTCATATCCATTGCGTTTACTGGCAGGTACGGTGAAAGCTGACCAGAAATCCAAATGATAGTTATCAAATCGAGCTGCAACCAAATCATTAAAAGTAATGGTAGCTTCACGAATTAAATTATGCATCAAATTCTTGGTCCATCTTAAAGAGAAAGTGTTACCAAGTAAACTACTGAGAGTAACTTGTGGGATGTTGACTCGTAGCCAGGTTTGCAACAAATAATCTCCAGCACGTGAAATAGATACCGACCATTCTTGTCCAAAAGCCGCATTGCCAGTGTTTCTAGATAATGGAACTGGTACTTGAGTAAACCAAGTCGATTTTCTAATTTCTCTAACAAAGTATGCTGTTGCTGTTGGACCGCCATACATATATTTTTCGATTTCGTCAAAAGTGGCGATATCGATAAACCCTGAGGTTATATTCGATGAAGACATAGACATGTTTAATTTATTAGTAGCAATATTTCAGCTAAAAATTTTAAACTTAAAAATAAAAACAGAAAATTGATTAGGTTAAATTTAAAGATAATAGAATACGAACATATGGAGAACTACTATACAGATGATAGGGTGCTATTAGCTCTTGAAAAGAGTTCAGAGTTAATGGACATATTAACTTTTACGACCTACACAAGTTTATGGCTTTATATGGTCCTGAAAATTTTTCCGTAAGAGAGCTTCGTAAGGTTGAATATAACTCTATAGTTGAACTTGATTTGGTCGATCAATATGCTAATATTACCGCTTTGAGAGAAGATGGTACGGCAACAAATACAACTTTAGAAGCCAAATCAGTCAGAATTTATAATTCAGCTCAAACAATACATTTCTAAGTTAGATGAATCTACAACGGAGATAACCAGGAAAAAAATGGTTTAATTAACCCATTACTCCATTCTGTATACTATGAAGTTTGGTTTATGTTTATGGATGATATTGTCCATCTTCAAAAAAATTTAATAGATTACTTTGAATATGCAAATAACAACCTATTACGTCAAACTTTCATCGGTTAAGTTATTTGTTCCTCAATCAATTTATGATGAGTTCTAACCCAACAAATTGTTAAATTTTTACTTCTTTAATACTCTTAGAGTATTAAAGAAAATTTGATTTTATGATTTATTCAAACCCCAAATCTGAATCATTACCAACAAAATTCTTGATATACAAAGCCATAGGATCATTAGCCTTGTCGATACCATTCTTTCTACAAGATTCTTGATAATGTTCCATGTATTCTTCTTTTAACTCAGGGTGCTCAATATCCATATCTGCAATTTTTTCACGAGCTGCAATAATAATATTTTTGGTTTCTTCCAACTTTTCTTTATGTTGAGTATAAAGGTAGGCACACGTTGCTCTTTTATGGATAAGTTCAAGGTAAATTTGAAGTGGTTCTTTATCATTAGGATCTTGTTGTACATCACGTTTCAGTTTTTCCTCCTGTTGTTTAATTTCTTCCATGGCTTGTTGCTCTTTAAGACCTTGTTCTTTAGCCAACTCTTGGAATCTAACACAATCTGCATCTCTTTTGGCATCATCTATTTCTACAATATTTTCTGTATTATTAAGACCTTCTTGCAATGGTGTTGGTGTACCTGTTTTACATACAAAAATTTTATTGGTAGAAAATTTTTGTATAAGTTCTTTGGCTTTTTCTTCGGCTTCTTCAAGTCTGGGGAAGGTACCTCTAACCTTCACAAATCCATAGAGACCATGTTGATCTGGTGTGGCAGTTGAACTGGGGGTAAATGAAAATAACGAATAAGTTTGACCATTAATATCAGGATCATTGTATTTTCTATCAACTTTCAAATATTTATCAACATAAAGGTCTTTAAAAGCTATTTCCAATTCATCTCCGCTTAATGGTTTTGCTTTACTTGGTTTCCAAACTTCGTGTTGTCGAAGGTATGGAACCAAAATACTCAGAGCTTCTTTGCATGCTGTATTATCAACTTCCTTCATGTTCGTATTTCCTTGTGATTTAAGATATTCAAGTATTTCTTGAACTGCCGATTTGACTACATGATTTAAATCAATGGGATTTGTCATAGAAGTATATACTTCCTTTTCTTGTTTTTTTATGATTTCATCGCACCATTCAGAGGCGCTAATAGTTTTAGATAATAAATTCTCCATATTTATTATATCTTTATCGTTTATAAACATGTATCAGATTTATTTTAATGCTTTTTTTAAGCATTAAAATATGTTTTAAATTTAATTTTTTTTAAGGGCTGTTTGCATCCTACCGCCGAAATTTGCAGTATAATTTCGAAAACCCAAGACTATACATGAATCTTCTATTACTTCTTTGTCTGTGAAGAAATAGAACGATTGATGTGGATCCAAAACATAAGAAGGGTTAAATTTAATTGTTGTAACTAACTCACCACTCTTATGGATTATTTCATATTCTTTTCTTTCTACTGGCTTTGCTGAACCACCATTTTCAGCAATACAAAGTTTTACCGTTTTATTTTTGTTACTACTAATATTATTATGCATTAGAGTAGCAGAAACTAATTCTATATAGGTTGGAAAAACCATACAGGGAAAAAAGTAGGTAGAAACCTTACCCTCAACACCATCATCTGGTTTATCTTGATCATAATTAGTTGATCTTATATATTGAATCGGCTGTTGTGCCACTTGTTTAGTCAGATCTTGTACATACACAGACATTTATTATATAAATAATTTTATTATTTGTCTTTCTTAGAAGAATATTTAATGATTTTTTCTCTTTTTAACTCAAACATCAAAAATGTTATTTAACTCTGTACCGGACAATTTGTCCGTGAAAACCATGAGCTAAAAATAAATTTATCCTTTAATAATTTATTTATGGTTGTATCAACACAAAAAACTTTGTGAAAAACTATAGAAAGCAAAAATGATAGTAATATACCATTAAATTTTGTCAGTTTAAATATTCTGGCCAAAAGCAAGCCAAGAACAATTGTCAAAAGAACATCGATTATTGATATATCAAATATTCTTAGTTGTTGTCGGACCCCCTCATTGGGTTTTCCAAATATGTCTTTATATTGACACAAGTTTAATTTATCCATTTATTTTATGTTAGTTTTAACCTCAAAACAAAAATTGAAAGTGTCCAATTTTTTATGACATTAAGAAGGTTACGTTTTAATCATAGATTTGGAATCAATAAATAATGGTTAAAAAACCATTAAAACTCTACTCATCTTCATCAAAGGGATTAGTTGACCTTCTGATACCGGGAGATGGTCGAACAACGACATTTGGTTTTTTTGATGTAAATGCTACTACTGAACCTAAAACACCGACAACGAGTAATGCTCCTCCCAAGTACAATAACCAATTTTTATGTTTTATGGTTGTAAAACCTGTTACATTAATATTTACCGGAGCATCTGGTATTAAACCTGGTCCTTTTAATGGCGGAGTATAAAGTTTCCATGCATCGGGATTTTTAACATATACATGAAAGTAAATGGGATCACTAGCAGAATAATAGACATAAATACTTCCAGAAATACCCTGTGTTGTAGCAGTTGGCGGTATAGTACCCCAATTAATAGAATTGCGACTGGTAAAGTCAGAATGGGCAAATGATCCTTGTTTACTCCATTGCCGAGAAGTTTGGTCAAAGAAGTAGTAATCTGCAGTTGTTACATCTAAATATGCATCACCTTCAGCCCTTGTTGGAGGACCATTACCCTTAACAAAAATTGGATTGCGGAAAACCTTTGAGTGATCTGGTGAATTTTTTATAGCTTGTTCACAACCTAGCCCAACACTACCATAAAAAGTAGTTTGTGGTGGATTAAATGAAATATGATTACCTTGACCATCAATAACAACTCCTTGCCAATCAAATGCAACACAACTTCTGTTATTGGCGCATGCCTGAGCAGCTGCAGTTGAATTTGAAAACGAAGTAGACGTTGCCGCTAAAGTCTGAGCATTGCAGTTTGGCAAGTTTCTGATCAATGTAGAAAATGCATGTGAGTATACACTTTCATCAACCCAGGTATAATAAGCGGCTAGAGAACCAGCTCCTGCTAAAATACTTAGAGGAAACAAGTATCGCCCTACCACTGCCACTCCACCAATAACTGAAATAAATGGTATACCAAGAACAAGAGCAATTAATATAATTATTTGCCACAAATCAAGACCTTCGGCTTTAGCAGTCGCACTTTGATCAATTTTTTCTTGAAGTTGTTGAAAGATGGTGTTTTTTGACACAGCATCTTGAATACATGACTGAAAAATATCAACCATTTGGGACATCACATTGCCTTCGATGTAAACGTTACCTTTAACTCGAGAAACTGTGATTACTTGATTTTCAGACACAGACGCGGCACAACTCAAAGATATTGTATTCATAAGCTCTGCACTAGCCTTTAAAAACAAATTTATCTCATTTTGAGCATTTGGGAACTGAAATATATTCAGTCCACTTACTATGCTCTTACAAGCTTGAGCGATTTCCATTGTTAATGCCTGTTGTATATCTTCTTGAACTAAAGTATTCATAAGAGATTTTATATTTATATTGGCTTTCTGAGTAAAAGTATTGCCAGAAATATGAACATCTCCGTCTACGTCTGTGACACTTATGATTTGTGTCTGATCGGTAGTTAACTTTGTGGTAGTTATAATATTATTTGAAACTTTTGCAACCGCTTCAGTGGCCGCCTTAGTAATATTTTTTGAAACAGCTGAACCCATTGTTTATTCTATAAGTAATCTTACCGTGATTTTTTTATGGTTTAATTTAAGCTTCTGTTAACCTTTTTTAAACTTATATGAAAACACAGACAATTTTTTATAGTCGCATTTATTTTTTTATTTAAAAGATAATAAATGTATTTCAAAGTTTTACTTTTGTTACAGTTAACATTATTAACATATGGTAGTCCTTGTTGTCAAAAAGACGACGATTGTCCAAGTTATATGGGATGTTATCATAATCAGTGTACGTTATGTGACAAATTATCTATGAGATGTGGAGATGATGGTAGTTGGCCCTGTTGTAGCAATAATTCATGTCAAGTCGTAACATATTTAAACGCAAGTATGTGCTTTCCCGAATCATGTACTCAACATTCTGACTGTGGAGGTGGATTTGGCTGTAAAAAACGTACTGGTAAGTGTGACTTATGTTATAAAGAAAATGACTTATGTATCGGTAAACCGGGTGAACGTTTAGAATGTTGTAATGGTGAATGTGATCCTGTGAGTGGATTATGTCAGGTTGGAAAAGTTACAACAGAAGGTTGTAAATATTCCATCGATGTTACTGATGTGAATGGAAGCAACGGAGTTGACTTGGAAAACACTACTTGTAAATCAAAGGATGATTGTCTCCAAGGATTTGGTTGTTTATTTCGAACAGGAAAATGTGATCTATGTCATCCGATTGGTGAAAGATGTACACTACCTTATGATAGTTTAGAATGTTGTAGTAGTTACTGCAGGATTGGTATAAATGCGGATGGAAGTGGGGTTTGTGCCGATCCACGTCACTTCCAACCAGAAACAACAACAACTTCGAGTATATATATCCCAAGGATTTATAGAAGTGGTGATGGTACCACGAGTACCACAAGAAGTCCAACTTCAACACCTTCTATCTGGAATGAACATCTTGTTTCTCTCATGGAACCATTTATGACAAATCAAAGATGTATATCACCTTTTAATTGTGGTCCTAATCAAGATTGTTTAGTAAAACATAATAGATGTGTCACATGTCAAAGACACAATTCAGTTTGTACTCAAAATTCAGATTGTTGTACCAAGAATTGTCAACAAACTGTAATTCCTGGATATGGTGTACAAATGCGATGTGGTCTACTTGTTTATGGTTAACCCATTCAATTACATGGGTACGTTTCTCTGTGATAGGTTGACCCTTTTGATATTATGGTAACCGCGCCCCTTTTATGTTATGCATTGCAACGTGGGTAGATGAAAGTTGTCTTGAGGCAGGGGGTAACCCACGGTTGCAATGCATATTTCGACTTTAATGGTTTTAATAACCATTAAAGTAATTAACGATTAAATTTAAATTTAAATTTTTTATGGTTCTTTAGTCCTTAATTTTTAAAAATCTTTTTAATTCCGTTTTTCTGCATTTAAAATGGACTTTTATCAAGTTCCAATCAACCTTAGTCAAACTGTACAATTTTAGCAAGTCAAAAAGTATTGTATCTCGTAAACACGGAGAATTTGGGTAGATATTAGCCATGAAACAAATTAAATCTTCTACATCTATGTCATTGTGGAAGAATTCAAGCAATTCTTTGAGAACATCAGAATTTTTGGATTCGTCACCAAAATAAGAATTGTATATGTTTTCAACAACCATTAATTTTTTATTTTTTATTAAAAGAGATTTTTGAAAAGAATGGTTTAAACTCCACTTTAAACTTTTAATAAAATGAAAGGTATTTTTTAAGTTTAAAAATCTTGTAATATAAATTATTTCATCTAAGGACAAGCAATCTAAATATGTGTTATCTTTTGCTATCATTTTTAATATTGTTGTTTTTATGGTTTTTTTAACCATAAATTTCATTTTTTAATGTAAAAGGGTTAACCAATTTACTTGAAACGTGCCACAAGGCACGTTTCTCTGTGATAGGTCGACTGGGTTAAAAACCATCGCAGATAAATAAAAATTTGTCCAAACTTTTTTTGATCAATATTTCATCAAACCCACTTATTAAAACTTTCCCAGTTGAATATAACCTCAAAGTGACATATTTGGTATCTTTTGCATTTTTTTCTTGAATATCATTTAAAAGAGTAGTATAAGAATCATATTCAATATAACGTATAATTTTACCATATTTTTTATTCCAAGTAATATAACGAACTGGATGATTGCTGAAATCATTATAATTAAAAGAATTTTTTATCGAAATTGCTGGATCATTGGGTATTAAAACAATTATAAAATTATTATCTTTAAATTTTTGGACAATTTGTTCCTTTGATTTATAAAAAATTTTTTGAGTTGTTTTTTGGTCTAAAGTAAGCATATAATTATTCAAAATCGGAACTATAACTATCTCTAATCTATTTCCCTCAATAGCTGGGTTTTTGGGTACCGATGTCATTTCATCGGAGTCACCAAATTTTTTAGTCTTATTAGAATCATTAGTCTTATTAGAATCATTAGTCTTATTAGAATCATTCAACTGATCCTGAATTTGCTGCTTTGGTTTGTCAGTGGCCAAAGCATACTTAAAAATATCAAAAGTTTTGTTCATTTTTTCAAGGAGCAAAAACACTTTATAAACTACTTTTTCTACATCTACGGCTGGTATTCCCACTACTTGGAATGTACCTATGGCAGTAATTTTGATATGTATCATTTTTTTCTTACGTTTATCAAGAGTATGGCACATTATAAGATGGCACGCATTTTTAAAACCAGTTTTTGTCTTAAAGAGGTCATCTTTCCCTTTAATTATGTTCTTATATTTTATGGCTATAACGGTACCAGAACGACATGTACCTTTGATTTGTTGTTGGTCAATAATGTTTGATAGGCTTTCTACAAATTTGGTCAAATTGATTGAAAGGTTTGATTTGACCAAAAAAGATTGCAGAATTGGAAAGTCAAAGATATTCGCCTTCTCTTTAGATGTGACCGATTCGCTAACTTTAGAAGATGGCGGTTGTCTACTACCCGACGGTGGTTGAATACTATTAGAAATTACAGTGTTTGAAGATGACATCTTAATGGTTTATTTATACTTAAAAAAAGAAAAATAAATCAATTTTATTTTATCACAATAAAATCCCGTAAAGATATGTTTCAAATGAATTAAATAACCTGTAAGGTATAATTAAGCATAAAAAATTGAATTTTATCACAGAAAAAATACATATAATAAAGATGTATCTAATAATCCACGAAACAAGCCTTTCAAGCCTTTTGAATATTTTAAAGGTTGACGTTCTCCTTAAAAGTTCAAAAATTCAAGAATTGGGTTTAAAAACTGCCCACAGTCCTAAACGAAGACTGTCTACCGATCCCAAAGTCTCACTTCGGGATTCAAACTTCGGTGATAAATTTGATGAAGTTGATGGAGTTTACTTTAGATTACTCATGGTTAACACCCCAATTAAAACAAATTATGGAGGAGATTGTGTATTAATTTTTTCAAAAGATATTTTGGACCATAATAATTTTATTATAAACACAGAAGAAAACTTCGGATTTTGCATAGCTGACGATGGAGTTGTTGCTGAAGCTCAATTTTCAGGAGAAGAAGGTATGACAATATCAGATCTGAAAAATTTAAATTTCTTAAAAGAATACAGTTTCAATCCATATTCATCAGAAATTTTAATTTTGGATAGCGTTAACCTTAACGATTTACGATGTATTTTTGTTAAACAACATCTCATAAATAATAAATTAATAGAAGAATGTAACCATAAAAACATTCAATTATATGCTTTGGATAATTGTTGACTTTTTGTGGACGAATCGACCTTTTTTTTTGATTAAATTTTTCAAGTTCTTAGAACTTGAAAAATACCGACTTCTTTACCTACCGCGAAGCGAATAGGTTAACAACCCTTTCACAGAAAAATGCGAGATAAAGAGTTAAGCATATAGACCCTCTGAATAACCTTGTGGGTGAGATTTGACAAAATTAATGGTAGCAATATCTATCACTCCTGTTTGAGATAGTACGCCAGAATTTTGCTGTAACTGTTTAATTGCATTTGTTATTTTTAGAGATGTAACTGGACCTTGAATGTAACCAAAAATTTTAAGATAGTCTAAAACCAGTTGTCTATCGTTTTCTGTTTTTATAAAGTTAACTGTTTGTGTTGAAAAGCGACCATTAATAGTCAAATTATTTTCTCGTTGAAATTGGCGCAAAGATCGTCTTAAACTATGATTTGTGTAAGGTACTTGGAGATAACCATTTGTAATCAAATAATCAACTACTTCTTGGTTGTTAAAGGATTGACTTGTCACAGTCGCTATTAATACTAATATACA